GGATAATGTGAATATACACTCGTATTGGTTTGAAGCCCTTAAATAGCTTAAAAACGCTTTGGGATAAAATATAGAATAATTTTTTGTTTTTAAAGATAATTTTGTATATTTGTGTTGTAATCAGGTATATATGGGAATAGAAACTATAAAAGAAGCAAAAGAGTATCTCCGTAGTAATTTTAATGAGGGTGTTAATTGTCCTTGTTGTAATCAATTTGTAAAATTATACAAAAGAAAACTTGGCTCAATGCAATCACAAGGTTTAATCATACTTTACAATTTAAGTAAAGAAAAGGATTGGATTCACGTTAGAGAAATTACCAAGAACATAAATCTAACGGGGGATTTCGCAAAAATGTCCTATTGGAAATTAATTGAGGAAAGAGCAAACACAGAAAGCACCAAGAAAAATTCGGGATTTTGGAGAATTACTCAAAGAGGTAAAGATTTTGTAGGTAATAAGATTGAAATACCATCACACGCTTTAGTTTATAATAGCAAATGTTTTGGTTTCAGCGAAGAAAAAACTAACATAATAAAATCTTTAGGCAAAAAGTTTAATTATAATAATTTAATGAATAACAAATAATAAATATGGAAAATACATTTGACTTAATGAAAGGGTTTTTAAAATTGGGGGAATTAACTGAAAAAGATGATACTTCAATTTCTGAAAAAGTAGCTTATAAGCAAAGAATTGTTTTTGCTACTATGAAAAGTTTTATACCTAATTGGCAACCACCGAGTGATTGGGAAACAATTACTGATGAGGAAAAACTTAATAGATTAGTACAAATAGAAAAAAATGTATTATGAGTGTTGATGAAAAAAACATAAAAGTTTGTGATTTTAAATGGAATGATAGTTTAGTGAAACTATTTACCCAAGTGTATAGTGGTAATTTTAATTCACGATTGATAGATGAGAGTATTTTTAAATATTCTGACTATCGTGGAGTTAAGATTGAAGAAAAAATCCGTAAATTTAAAATTGATGCACAAAAAATACCTAATTTTAAAGCTGATTTAATAAGCTAAATATGTTTAAAATTGCAGTAGGTTTAATTTTTATCGGAATAATTTTTTTAATAACAAATAATAAATAATAAATATGGAAACAAAGCAAATGTTTAAAAAAGTAAAAGAAGAAGCAAAAGATTTAACAAATGAATCTTTAATAAAAATTTTAGATAAAAAAATTAAAGACGAAGAATTTGATGTTAAATTCTATAAAGAAAAATTGTATCAATCACAGTATATGCTTTCACTTCTCAAAAAAGAGAAAACAAAGTTTGATATTTTAAATAGAGTTGATTAAAGATATGGTAAGCAATATAAGGTCAATAGAAGTCAAAAACGAAGATTTAGTTTTAATATTAAATAAAATGGTTTCTATGAAAAAGGAAAATGGATATATGGACTTTGTGGAAAAAGGTGGTGTATATACTCTTAATTTTTATGATGAAAACCCTAAATTAAACGGATTTGATGCGGTTGCAATAAATCAAAACGATTTAATTAAATATTTGTTAAAATGAAAAATTGGAAATTAATAGATTCAAAGATTCCACATCAACCCTTTCATATAGTAAATGAAAATGATGAAATGGTTTGTACTGTATTTCAAAGCAAATATGATTTTGATTATGCTTTAGCTATTCAAAACCTACCGAGATTTAAAAAACTTCTTAAAATGGTATTAGAGTATGATGCTTTCACCAAAGATGAAAATAGCACTTATCCCCTTGAAGAAGAATTGTTTAAGTTAGCAAAACAGATAGACAGAAATAAATATGATGAAAATAATTCTGATAACTTTTTATCATCTGTTCCGAAAGAAAAACCTAAACATTTTAATACTGATTTAATTAAATTACTTAAAGACGACCCATTGGCTGAAATACCAATAGAACAATTTAAAAATAAGTAATATTATCTTTTAAAATAAAATTAAGGGGTTTTTACCCCTTTTTTTATATCTTTGTTTTAATAATGCCTTAATTATGAGAATTAAATTACACAACAGAACAATAGATACAAATGGTGATTACAGAGTTTTTAATCTTCAAGAGTTCGACACCATTGTAAATAAAATATTGGAAGCACGATTAAAACCAACAAGCAGAAGGGATAAATTTTTGTTTTTAAATACAGTCTTAATGGCAGAATTGGGGGTTGATAGTACATCAAGTATGAAGAAACAATATCAATCAGCATCTCGAAAGTTAATGGGATATATTGATAAAGAAGTTGGTACTAATTTTAAGTTTTTTTCTGACTAATGAAAATGAATAAACCAAATTTCGATTTTCAAGTTATTTTTACTTGGCTTTGTATTTTTTTAATAACCTTTTTGTTATGGGGAAAAATGATAGGATATATTTTAAGTAAAATCCAATGAGAAAAATTAATCATATAGTTGTTCATTGTTCAGCTACACCCGAAGGTAAAGATTATTCTATTGACACTATAAGGAAGTGGCATACAGATAGAGGTTGGAGAGATATTGGTTATCACGCAGTTATTTATAGAAATGGTGAGGTACATCAGGGTAGGCGAGATAATGAAATAGGTGCGGGTGTACGGGGTCAAAATAAACACTCTATTCATTTATGTTATGTTGGTGGTGTAGAAACAAACAAGAAAAACGGGGATTGGATTCCAAAAGATACACGAACTATTGAGCAAAAGGAAGCCCTAATAGATTTGTGTAATTATTATAAAAATTTACACCCTAAAGCAGAAATTCTCGGTCATAGAGATTTTGAAGGAGTTACTAAATCTTGCCCCTCGTTTGATGCAAAAAGTGATTACAAAGTAATTACAGATAAATTCTCACATCTTGATTTAGAAGATGAAGATTCACACATAGTAATTAAAGGCAGAGATTGATGGAAGAAAATTTGATAAAAAACACTTGGAAAGAAATTGAAAATACGGATAATTGGATTGACTTCATATTACCTCAACGAACTGAAAAAGATTTTTGGGATGAAGGTAAAGCACAAGCATACGAAATAGCAAAAGAATATGATATTAAAAACGATATTATACTTGATTTCGGATGTGGTATTGGAAGAACTTTAACTCATCTTAAAGCAAAAGAAAAACACGGGGCAGATGCAAGTGCTAAATTTTTAAAAGCAATAGACACTATTGATTCAGATATTATTACTCACTACTCTGATGGATTAAATATTATAAAAGATTATGATTATTTTGATTTCATTTATAGTATTATGGTTTTTCAGCATAACGATAAAAGGTATCACTCTGAAATACTTAAAAACTTATATAAATGTCTTAAAAAAGGTGGAAAAGTTTATATTCAATTCCCGCAAAGACCAAATGAATATTATAAAGAAACTACCTTTGTAAATTTGTATCTTAAAGAAGAATTAATAAGTATGTTTAGTGCAACGGGGTTTAAAGATATAGAAATAAGTGAAGGTAATCTTGTTGGTTATGGTGCTAATGGTGAATACAAACCAATAGGAAATTTAGAATACTTTGTTACTGCGTACAAGAGATAAAATACTAAAAGATGCAAATATTAGTCGGTCAAAATCATTTAGATACGCTTGGCGGGTCTGAAACATTTACTTACACTTTAATAAAAGGTCTTAAAAAATTAGGACACGATGTTGAATTATTAGTCGGACAACCCAATAGGTTAGGGATTATGTCTGATAAAATCGAAGATGATTTTAAAATACGAGCAAACAGATTAACAACCTCTTATGATGCTTGTTTTTTATCTCATCAAAGTTCTGTGAAATCTTATATAAGTTACCTAAAAGGGCAACCTTTAAATAATGTTTTTCAAATTGTACACGGAACAATACCACCCGAAGAACAACCCGTTATACATAATGGCTTAAAGTATATAGCAATTAGTAAAGAAGTGCAAAATTATTTAAAGACAAAGTATGGATTAGATTCAGTTTATATTTCCAATTTTGTAGATTTAGATAGGTTTAATTTTAAGCAAACAAGACCTCAATTAAAAAGTTGTTTGTCATTATCTCAAAGTTCATCTTTTAATGAAATTTTGGCTGAAATATGTAAAAAGAAAAATATAATTTTTTATTCAAACAATAAGTTTACAAATCCAATTTTTGATATTGAAAATCAGATATATAAAGCAGACCTTGTTTTTTCTTTAGGTAGAGGTTGTTATGAATCAATGGCTTGTGGAAGAAATGTTATTGTTGCAGACCACCGACCATATCAAAATTCATATTCAGATGGTTTTTTAACCCAAGCGAATTACTATCATTTTCACGAAAATAATTGTAGTGGAAGAAAAATGAAAATACCTACAACGGAAGAATTTTTAATCAATGAATTAGAAAAATACGACCAAAACTATGGTTATGAACTCCGACAAGTGGCTTTGAAGTCGCTTAATATGAATAAAAATTGCAAATTATTGCTAAAACAAATTCAATAGTTGCTTTTAAATTAACTCCATAATTATTATTCCCTAAAATAATTTTTGATATTTGCTATATTTATTTACGCTAATTATATCAAATATGAAAACAAAAAATATCATAATTTTAGGTGGAATTGCCTTTGCTATTTACTACTTAACAAAGAATAAGTCAAAATCAATTTCTGTAACTGATACAACACCTAAAAAAAACGATGTTTCAGAAGGTGCTAATTTAGGTAATGATGAACTCGATACAAAGATTTCAGAAAAGGAAAAGTTAAAACTTTTCCAACAAGCAAATAATTTTTACAGAGGTGGGGTAGAACCACCAAAAGGTTTAATTGCAAGACTTTCTATTGCAAGAGAACAAGCAAAATTAAAATTGCAGACACTTGGTCTTTTAGAAGAATTTAAAAAATGGAAAGCAACAGTTGATAGAAAAAGAAAAGAGGAAGAACCATATCCAATGATGGATAAACCAAGAAGAATAGGTGTTCCACCACGAAATGTAAATGACAGACGAAAGGGTAATCCACTTCGACCTATTGAAACAAGAGATAGAGTATCAATACTTTATCCAATGGAAAGAACGAGAACTTTTCCAACGTATGCGTTTGATAGCGGTAAGTTAGGATTAACAAATGAGCCACGAATGGCAGTTTAAAATTTAGTTTAATTTAATATATATATTATGAAAAAAGGAAGTTTATTAGGATATGCTTTAGGATTAGTAGGATTAGCGGTTACTGTTTATGTAGTCGGATATGCTTTTAAGAAAGGTTCAGAAGCGGGAGAATAATGCTTAAATATGTAGCAATAGGATTTGGAGTAGGTGCAACATTTTTATTGTTATTAAGTGCTAAAAGACCCCCGCTATCCAAAAACGGAGTTGGTATTGTTCGTTTTCTTATGAATTTAGGATATAGCAAAGCCAATGCTTCGGGAATAGCGGGGAATATTTATGTTGAAAGTAAATACGACCCTAAAGCCATTGGAGATAATGGTACTTCTTTTGGACTTGCTCAATGGCATAAAAGCCGATGGGAAAGTTTAAAAAAATGGTCAAATGAAAGAGGTTTAGATGTAAACAAGTTTGAAACTCAATTAAAGTTTATAGATTGGGAATTAAATAATACAGAGAAAAAAGCTAAAAGAGAACTATTGGAACAAAAAACTCCACAAGATTCAGCGTTTGCTTTTGCAAAGTATTATGAAAGACCGAAATTTATTTCAAAAGAAAGAATGAATAAAGCAATAGAAATTTTTAAAAAAATATAATTATGAGTACAATGAAATGGACTTTTAAAGGCACTAAAGATGCTTTTACTCCAAATGCAGACAAAATTACTGTTACTGAATATGAATTTTATACAGATAGCAGAGGTGGTGGCAGTTCAAGGACTACACAATACTATGAGGGTGTAGTTCCACAAGATAAAAGTCAAATGGGTATGTATAGTCCACCAAAAGGGAAACAATTAAAATTAGGAGAAGATTTTACTTTTGAAAACCCTAAAAAAGATATTTTGCAAACTATAAAAAGCAACAAATGGCTTGTATATGGTCTTATAGCAGTAGCGGGTTATTTTGCGTATAAAAAGTTTAACAAGTAGGTTATGAGTCAAAGAGTAGGAGATTATGAAAGTATTTTAATGGGTCTTTCAAGAATACAAAGAGATAAGCGTTTACGGGAAAAAAGTAGAATAAATAGTGAAATTGTAGAAACTGATGTTGAGGTTGTTTCATTAGTGAGTAAGTCAAGAGGTAAATGTGGTAATCAAGGGGGTATTAGAACTATGGATTACGACCCTTGCCGATTGGCTATGAAAGACAAAAAATATATTGCTGATATTCAACGAAATGGAATGGCAAGGCTGAAATTTAATGGAAAAAATTTAGGATTAACTTTAGAAAAAGGAGAATATCAAAGAGTGTCGGACTATGAAAAGTCATCAGTTGTTGATGAAGTTAAATTTGGCGACCCTTTAAAAAACAAGAAGTGGATTGTGTATGGTCTTATTGGAGTAGTGGGTTATTTCGCATATAAAAAATTTAAAAAGTAAGTTATGAAAGTATTGACTATTAAGAATAAACAAGGAGGAGGGGATTCGGGAATCTTTGAGGTATATCGCCCTATTAATCGTGTTCCAATGTTTAGGATAATAGATATAGATAAATATGGTATTTACAATTCTGACACAAATTTGACAAATATAAAATATAAAAAAGGGGAGTATGTTCCACTTTGGTTAGTTGGGGTTGTAGCAGTAGCGGGATATTTTGCATATAAAAAGTTTAAATAAATGAAAAATAAAAAATTAATTATAGGAGTAGGTATAGCGGTACTTTTGTACTTTTTATTTAAAAGTAAAGAAGTAGCGATAGTTACCGAAAAGGTAAAAGAAACTATAAAACCAAAGGAAGATAAAAAAACATATTATAAAAGAAAAGATGGAAAAGTTATGGTTTGTGCAAAAGGTTATATAGGTGGAACAAAAGAAAATCCATCATTAAATTATTGTAAGCCAAATCCAAATGGGAGATATAGTTAAAAAATAATATTTTGAAAAAGTATATTATAGCGGGTGTTTTTTTATTAGGTGGAGTTTACTTTTTGCGTAAATTAACAAAAGGTGAATTGACTAAAAAAACCAATGCAGATATACAAGATTTTATTCAAGAAGAACAAGGGCTAATATTTGGTGGTGAAAAATGTCCGATTGACAAAGATACTGTTGAGCAACAAAGAAAAATAAGGGAAGCGTGGAAAAAAAGAGATTCTTTAGGTTATCTTATGGGTGGTAGTAAATACACCGCACCTCAATATCCTTTTGAATGGAATGAATTGTGTACAAAACAACAAATTGCAGATTTTACAACTTCATTGCAAGATGCGAGTAAAAATTTAATGGAAATTGCAAAGAAGGGTTTAATGCCACCAATGTTAAGCCCACAAATGACTATAAATTTGGCAAAGAAATTTGGCAAAGGTGCGGGTGCTTATGACCCTAATAAAGATTATTATACATCTTGTGGTACTGAAATGTGTTGGAAATGGGATGGTAAGCGTTGGATAAAAAAATAAATATATTATGAATACAAGAATACTCAAACAAGCATCCCCAATTTTAATAGTAGTTGGTGTTTTGGCATATTTTGAATTTTTTAAAAAGAAATAAGAAATGAAAAAAATAAAACAACCTTCAAAAGTAGGGGGTATGTATGCGGGGAGTAGAGCAGTATCTAAATTATTAGGTGTAAATCAAGGTATGGAAAGTTTAGGTGCAGTTATTGGTTATTTGGCTTTAGGTGTAGGAGTGGGTCTTTATACGGGAACATCCTCGATAAGCAAAGTCCGTAGAGCAATAATATTTGGAGTTACATTTCCTTTATCTGCTAATATTATTGGTGGTCTTGGAGATACAATAGTATCAAAGTTTAAAACATATAATAAATAAAACGATGAAAGCACCCGTAAATACAGATAATTGGAGTGGAAATATTAAATCTAAAGATGCACCTTTAAATACAGATACTTGGAATGGTGTGGGTGGAACTGATACAGAAACTTTAGAATATGGTTATGTACCACCAAAATCTGATAAAAGTTTATACATTGTTTTAATTTTATTGATTGGGGGAATGTATTATTTTGCAAAAAAAGGATTAAATTAAGTTAAAATGGCAAAGTTAATTTCAAGCGACTATAATAAAAAACACAAAACAAAGAGAAAAGGGGTACACGCAAAAAGCAAAAGTTCTTCTGTTAAAACCTCTAAAAATTATAGAAAAAAATATAAAGGACAAGGAAAATGAAAAACAAAAAATTAATTATTGCAAGTTTAATTTCTTTAGGATTAGGTTACTACTTCGGAATGAAAAAAGGTAAAAGCGATGCAAACGCTACATTTATGAAATTAGTAGCATCACAAGACATTAAAAGAGGTCAATTAAGAAATGCGTAAAAAATTAAAATAAATAAATAGATATGAATAAGAAAGCAATATATTGGACAATAGGTGGAGTAGCAGTATCGGTACTTGGTTACTTTATATATAAAAAGGTAACAAAACCCGTTATCTATTTTGGAGATGTTGAAGAAGATGATACAACTTCGACAACCTCAACAACTACTACAACAAATAATAGTGGACTTCCATTAAAAAGAGGTAGTAAAGGAGAATTAGTAAAACAACTGCAAAGATTTTTAGTTGCAGAGGGTTACGACATTGGTACATTTGGTGCAAATAGAGATGGTGTGGATGGAGATTTCGGCAGAAGAACAGAAGAAGCGGTAATCGTAAATCAACAACCATTCACCACCTTCAAATCTATGTACCCAACTGCGGTAAAAGGTCAAGTATCAGCAGATTTCTTTAATTCTAATATTAGAGGTCGTTATTAATTGTCAAAAAATAACAACATAATATATTTTGGTGTTGGTGCGGTAATAGGTATTACTGCATTAGCTTTGCTATTGCGTAAAATATTAGTCAAATACAGAGTTGTAAGCGTTGCAAAAAAAGAATGGGAAGGTTGGGGTAGCCCAACAATAGAAATTGATGGCAAACAAACTCGTAAAGGCGGTTTTGAAGCCAATAGAGGTTTTGCACAAAGAGTAGGCGAGTATTGGCGAGTTGGAACGGGTCAAAAGTTTGATGGTACTGATACAGATGTAGCTTGGTCGAGTGCTTTTATTTCTTATATAATGAAAAAAGGCGGTGCGGGTAAAAAGTTTGTATATAACCCATCACATTCTAAATATATTACAGACAGTATATCTAATAGAAAAAAAGGTTTAGTTCAAAAGCCATTTGTAGCTTATAAACTTAATGAATATGCACCTAAAGTTGGCGACTTAATATGTTACAGTAGGCAAAGAGGTGTCAGTTACAATTCTTCATACCCATATAAATCCCATTGTGATATTGTAGTATCTAAAGGTAAAAACAAAATTGAAGTTATTGGTGGGAACGTAAACAATTCAGTAACAAAGAAAATAATATCAACTGATAATAGGGGTATTGTAAACGATAAAAAATACGATTGGTTTACAGTTATAAAAACTAATATATAAGGAAACCCCCCTTAAAATATGGATAAAAAAAGGAGGGTTTTACAGATAAGAAGTTGTAACCAAATAAATCTAACCTTATAAGCTATAATAGATTACAATATTTTCTCAAATTTACTAATAATTTATTATCTTTGAAGCATAATTATATTTTATTGTGGCGAAAAAATCAAATAACTTTAAGAAATTTGGAAAACTTGCATCTTTAGTTAAAAAGATAGCAGACCAAAACCCTATTTTAAAAGAACAAATACTCCAAGAGAGTAAGAGTACGTCTAAAAATAGTTGGAACAAAATTCAAAAATGGACTTCTGCAAATCTGTTCCAAGAGTTTAAATCAAAGCCATTAAAAGAGTTTACAAAGAAAAATGTAGAACAAGCATTAGAAAGCATTAAAAAGGGTGTAAAGCCAAGCAAATGCTTTAGCGTGTTTAAAATTCCTGATGCTGATTTAACTCCTACAAAACTTTTTGATTTAGAAGCACAATTAAATAGATTAGATGGTAATGTTCAAATTCAAATTGATATTGATGGTGGCAATGGGTTTGTAAATACGGGTATAGTAAAGGTAAAAGATTTAGGAACTAAAAGTGGGGATTTTAATAAAGATTTAAGAGGTCTTGTAAAAGATGATAGTGCTAATGTTGAAGCAGAAGTAATATTTTTAAGATTATATAAAAAAGGGAAAGAAGGTGATTCAGCAAATTGTTCTTCATATTTAAAAGTTGTTTTTGGTAAAGATGAATCACAAGAGATTGAAAAAGCGGGTGATAATTTAATTGACATTGTAGTTCAAACGGGTTCACTAACAAAAAAACAATTAGAACAAAGAGAAAAAAGATTAACTGAATCTGATAAAAAAAAGAAAATTACTCGAACTAAAATCAGAAAACTGAAAACTCCCTCAAAGGTTACTTCAACAAAAGAGGATAAATCAATTCAAGATAAGATTAAAAAAGCTAAAAGTACAAAAGAAGAAATTGCTCTTTTAAAACAAAAAGAAAAAAACGCAATAAGATTTGAAAAACAAAGAGCAATTTTAAAACAAGAATTTAAAGATGGTATATGGACTGCTAAAGAGTTTAAAAAAGAAGTTCAAGATTTAAAAAAGAAAATTTTACTTAAAGGTGGTATGGTATGAGCCAAAAAATTAGAAAACAATTCTTAAAAAAATCAAACCCTTTAAATTATGTAGATAAATTAGTAAGGAACAAAGCTAATTTTAATCTTCGTAAATCTTCTGAATGTACAGAAGTCATACTTGATGATATGCATATTGTTTTTGCACCTCAAACAAATTTTCCAAAGAAAAAAGTTTATTTATTTAATACAGTCAAATTGCAAGTTGTTAAATGGCTTAAAACAAATGAATTAATTATCCCTGAAAATGTAAACTCCATTGAATATAACTATGATTATGATATTGATGATGGTGTTCTTGCGGGTACAGACATAAATCACGCATATTGGAGAATAGCTTACATAAAGGGCTTTATAAGTGAAAAAACTTATATAGCGGGTCTTGATAGTGATTGTAAAGCACTTCGTTTAGCAACTTTATCTGTGTTAGGTCGAGAAAAAAGATTTGACGAATATAAAAATGGAAAAATAACTGAATCTATTATTACTCAAAAAGAAAACATTGAACTCAAAAATGTTTTTAAATATATAAGGTTATCTTGTTTTAATTATATGAAAGAAGCATCTGAATTGATTAAAGATGATTTCTACTCTTGGAAAACTGATTGCATATATTATAGAGATAATGATGAAAATGTTAAAATAATTCAAGAGTATTTTGACAGTAAAGATTTAACATACAAACAGTTAGGTTATTGAATCGCCACTCAATACTTAATTGATAGGGGAAATTTGTTTTTCCCCTTTTGTATGTTTATTATTTTTTAAAATAAAAATTATTTTGTATGTTTGTCCTCGTAATCAGATAATAACGAAATATGGAAAATTTAATTTTACTTCCGTTTACAGATAGAGAAAACAATAATGAATACTCTTTTACATCTTTTAAAGAAAGGGGTATAGATTTTACGCTTTTAAGGAATTGTGTACACAACAGACCTCAAAGCGGGAATTTATATAAATTTGGATTAATAGATAGAAATGGTAATTACTTTTGGTTCTTTAATGGTAAAGCGTTAATTAAAGGAAGAATAAAAGCATTAGAAACATTTAGTGCTTTAAATAAATATTGCTACGAAAAAGGAATTGGAAAACCATTTGCTTATAAAGTAGTAAAATAAAAGGGGAGTGCTTTCACCTACCCCCCTTTCGTTTACAAGAAACTAAATTACGCAAGACACAAACAAAGCGTATGCTCAAATTTAAGAAGATATGGAAACAATTTTAAGAGATTTCGACAAATTATTAGCAACTGTAAAAAACCCTAAAAACAATATTTATCATTTTGATATTATTGCTAAAATGATAAGTTTTTTTGAGTTGAAATATGCAGAGAATTATCGCATACAAAATCATCTTTTGGTTATGTATTTACGCAAAGAACTTGAACAACAAATAAATATTTTGCTGAAAATTAAAACATAATGAATAAGGTTAAATTATATAAATATTATATAAATAACATCGAAAAACCATTAGTTATGGAAGCAGAAAGTAGAGAAATGGCTGACCAAATGCTTGTATCTCTAAATAATAAAGTTGGTGGAAATTTATCTATTCAAAATATTACAGACGTGAGAATAGAAACCCTTGTAGTAGGGGAATCTTCTAAAATTAAAGGCGGTAAAAAGCACATTTGGGTTGGCAAAGATTATTCAAATGATGGTTGGATGGAAAAAAATAAATATCTTGAAATTGTAATTAACAACAAAAAGCAACAAAAAAATGGATAAGAAAATAAGTCAATCATTCTTAAAAGATTACAATGAGTATAAAGGTAAAAACCTTTGTGGTATTCAACTAAAAGCTAAACATTTTGACAACGTACAATTTCCAAGTAGTGAAGCTATGGATTTGGGAAACTATTTTGAATATATGGCTACGGGTTCATTACCAAGAAACGGAATTGTACCCGAACCAAGATTAAGTTATGCGGGTACTAAAAGGGAAACAATATCAACTCCTTTTAAAAGGGCTTTAGAATCAGCAGAATTATTTAAAAAAATACAAAAGCAATATGATTTAAAAATAAATGATATTGGGCTTAAATTATCAAGCAAATATAAAAATGGTATTTTAGATATATGGGGAGAAATGAATGGCAGACCTTGTATTGTAGATTTAAAATATAGCGGTCTTATTGATGATAAATGGTCTGAAACGGGTTGGGATGTTGAAAGTTTACACTATAAAGAACGACTTATTGTTCAAGCAGTACAGTATAAAATGCTTATAAAAGAAAATTATAATCTTGAATACAAAGATTTCGATTTTTATTTTATGGTGTTTTCATCAAAAGAAGTAAACAATGTTAAGCTAATTAGAGTTAATATTGATGAAGATGCTTTTAATGTACATCAGTCGCATATAGAAAGCGTTTACAAGCAAATTAACGCTATGGATATTGAAAAGGACTTCGTAGCTTATCCAAGTTTAAAAAGATGCTCTAAATGTCCTCTAAATGACAAATGTGAGTTTAAATCAGATATTCCTTTGATTGAGGATGTTTATTATGGATAATCAACTTTTTTCGAGTAAGAAAATATATGAATATGAAGAAGAAATGATTTATATATCTAAATATGTATGCGGTCTGTATGATTATATGATGTATAATAAACTAACTCCTATGCAAAAAAAAATGATTACTGATGAAATAGTAAGAGTAAACTTTTACGTTGATAGAAAAAAAAGAAAAATAGAAGAATGGTTAAGAAAATATAATTACAGTAAAGAAAATAGATTAAAAATTAAAAAATTTCACAATGAAGCAAAACAAAGTATTAATTAAGAATTTCTCGGACACAATAACGCAGTATGAAAAGCATAATCTTTCAGAATTATTGCAAACACATAACATAAGCCCATCACAGTTTAAAAATATAGTTATAAATGAGGTTAAAAAAAGCCAACAGATGCAAGAAGCGTTTTTGCATAACCCCGCATCTCTGTTTGCTTCTATATTACTTTGTGCTGAACTCGGATTAAACCCCTCAAATGATATAGGAGAGTTTTACTTTATACCTTTCGGAAAAAAGATTACACCAATTTTAGGTTATAAAGGTCTTATCAGTTTACTTTTAAGAAGTGGTGAAATAGCAAAACTTTGGACTGAAATAGTTTATGAAGAAGATGATTTTGAATTTGAACTTGGTCTTGAACCAAAACTATCTCACTTACCAAACCTTGAAAGAAACAATAATAACATTAAATATGTTTATGCAGTAGCTAAACTTACAAATGGTGAAACAATGTTTAAGGTTATGAGTAAAAAAGAAATTATGGATGTGGTAAATATGTCAAAGGCATCTAATCCATTATATAAAAATGCTTCAAAAGACCCGCAAGGTTGGATGTTTAGAAAAACTGTTATTAAGCAGTTATCTAAAATGCTTCCTAAAGATTATTATGGCAAAAGAGGAATAAGTGTAGATGATAAAGTAGAAGGTGGTGGTTATTTAAAACTTGATGAAGATAACAATGTTATGTTTGTAGATGGTAAAAGAATAGCACCAAAACGAAATAAATCTATTTATTCTAATATTGATATTGAATTAGAGCCAATTAATAATGAAAATAATATTTTAGAAAATAAAAAAGATTCATTAACTTTGGACTTTGAAAGTTGATGACTTCTGTAAGTGTAATGGACTTTTCTTGTTATACGTTTTTAAAGGAATTAAAAGGATGCTTCGGTGTCCTTTTTTTTATGACCACTCTTTTAATTCTGTACTATTTGTTGGATAACCACCCGTTTGCAGATATAATGGTATAATTTTAGTTAGATTACTGTCCGCCCCAACTTTATTTACCCATTCATTTGGTTTGTCTGAAATATCTAAACTGTTACCCGAATAAGTCATTGTTGAAATATCAAACCCAATACTTAAATTCATCTCATACGCTAAAGCATCAAATGGACTTGCACTCGTACCAAAAGTAAGAATTGCAAGTGTTCCGCTTGAATTAAATCGAAGTGAAATCCTACGTTGAGCAGATGTAATTGGTATTGTTAAACCCATTGAAGCATAAGTTTTTGAAGCACTAAACGCAAGTGTTGTTGGATTCCAAGCAGTTGAAAGTGTATATTCACCAATGCTTAACCCCGTTAAATCATAATACTTTGTACCCGATGGATTAAATGTAAAAATAGGACCTAATCCAAGATTAGCAGATTGTTGAGCAGTTGCCAATGATGATACAGTAGTCAAATCATTAGGAGTTCCAAAAGTCCAACGTCTTAATAAACCTATTATACTCATAAAAAGATAATTTCCATTATCCCAAACTTGTGAGCCAAATCCAAAAAATGAAGGTGAACTATTCCACGCAACACTTTGGGATATTGCACCTATTGTGGAAATATCAAACGGAGTTGTTAATGGGTACTTTTCATAATTAGCACCCGCAAATATAAATAGCAAATCTCCCGCTTCATTAAATTCCCAATCATAAACAGTTGGTCTTGCAAATGATTGTGTTTGATTTACATTATATGTGCTTATGTTAGTTCCAAAAGGACTTGCACCCGTTAAAGTCCATCCCCTTGAAATCAAGTTGTTATATGCAGTTCCACTACCAACCGCAGTAGGCACTCCACCACCCGTTTGTGATGAATAATCTATTGTACCATTTGAAGTACCATAAGAGTTTACTTCATTTAGTAAATCATCTATTTCTGCATCGGGCAAATCATTACCACTTAAATCAATGTTGTTAATTAAGGGGTTATTGCCAAAATCCAATTGAGTTATATTGTGATTTGTAAAATTCAAAACCTCTAAAATGTCGTTATTGCTTACGTTTAAATTTAAAGCGTTTGGTGTTGCAGTATTATTGTTTTGTAAATTTATTTGTTTTAACTCAACATTGTTTGTTACATTCAAGTCAGTCAAAGGATAACCGCTACCACTCCAATCAGAAGTAAATAAAATTCTGTAAAATTGTGTTTGAGAAAATGAGGTATTTTCTATTGTAGAACTACTATTTAAACCTTGTGTGCCTAAATCGGGAGATGCTAAAGGGAATGTAACCTCTAAATATGAAAGTGAATTATCCAATCCATTAAAATTACAACTGTCAAAAGTTATGCCACCAAAAGCAATAGCAGATGATGGTAATAATAGATTTAATATATCATTTAAAGTATCATCAACTAAATCAGTACCAAAAAAGCAAGAGTTAAAATTTATTTTACTAAAAGAATTTAATACTACTGTACTATTTATAATTTTATTGCTTCCGTGAGGTTGCAAAGTAGGATTTCCAATTTTTGTTCCATTTATTTTAAACTCATTTATTTCTAATGTTGAACTCGAACCACCCCAAGCACTTGAAAAATCTCTTTGATATAGACCCCTTGCATCAACCTCATTTGCACTCGCATCATATATAGGCATATCTAATGTAAAACCATTTATACTAACATTAACTTGTTGTGAAGGAAAATTAAAAAGAGTACCCGTAAAAAGCATAGTAGAAAATTGGTCGCTTATACCTAAAGCACCAATATTAAAACTTGTTGTGTTTAAACTTGGTCTTTGGGTCATTAAAACATTTAATTCATTACTTGAATTAGCTATTTGTATTTGTTCTTGGTCAATAGCAAGAAAAGATGATGCTTGTACTATATCTGTTTGACCTTCTTCCGAGTAGGTTATTTCAAAATCTGACTGTCCTAATCCAGCAGTTTCAGTTTGTAAAGTTATAAGAGATGGTGGGTTTGGTCTTGTCGTAAAAGATAAACTACCACCCGTTAATAAAGTACCCGTAGGTAAAGTTACTGTATATCCGTTTTCTGCAAGTGAATAATAACCTTGTAGCCCTCTACCACTTAATAAAAAGGTGTTTTGAGTTGCATTTACTAATCTTGTACCACTCGTTATCGCTTCATCATATACTGCATCTTGTGTGCCTATTTTATAAAACCAATCATTAAAATATCTCATCGAAATATTTGTTGGTTCTCCTTGATTTATTAACAATAGCAATAATTCATATTCCGTATTAGAAAAATAGCCACCAAGTTGAGATATTGGTGGTAAATTTTGAAAATAATTTCTCCTAAAATTTATTAAATATGCATTTATTACAAGTGGTGTTGTAGTGTCGTCAAAACTAATTATTGCTTGATTGCTATCAACTCCCGTATCAAAAACTGAAAACGTAAATTGACTCATATTAGCTGATATTTTTGATAATTTCGCAAACTTTGTATTAAAAGAACTGTCTAATGATACTGTTGGTTGCGATAGTTCACTAAATGTAAAGCTAAAAACAGAACCCCCAAGTTGTGTGTTGTCAAGTATTAATGTGTTAAAATTAAAGTCAAAATTATTATTTATACTTTGCACCTTTGATAAAATAAAAACAAATTGACCATCAAATTCATTGAAACTAATATTTGCATCCACACCCGCACTTCCTAAATTAAAACTTGGTAACGTACTCGTAATCGAAATTCTTTGACTATCTGCTAATTGTACTGACGGAAATGAATTTCCATATATATCAGTAATACCATTTTCTGCAAGAAATATAGTTGTATCTTTATTACCATCACTATTTTTAGGAATGTATTGAGAACTTAATGGAATCCAACCAAATAGATTATTTCTTTCGGGGCTAAAAGTAACATTACCCGTAAATACATTTTTATATATGTAACTCTCACCACTATTGTTAGCTTTTAAACTTAAAAATTGTATTCCTTTGAAAATCTGAATATCATTTACAAAAATTAATGCTTTATTTAGTGTTACAGATATACCCGAATCATAATTGTCTGTATCTGTAATTGTGTTGGTGTTTAAGTTTCCACCAATATCAGTAATAACAAATAAATCACCACTTACAGTTCTATTAAATATTACTTGCTCTGCTTCAACCACATACGCTAAAGACCAACCTTGCGTTTCTATAAACTCTACAAATGTCGGTATTGTATTTACTGCTTCTTGAATTAATGGTTTAAATTTTGTGCTAAAATCTACAAGTGTAGTTTTTGATTCGGGGTCAAAATAATTATATCCGCTTTCTACAAAAGTATCAATGTCAAAATCTTGTGATATTCGTACAGATAAACCCCCAAAAACATTTATATCATCAAGTATGAAAATAGTTGTGCCATCAAGGTTAAATGTGCCTAAATTTAATGTGTTTAAAAGACTTACAACTGTTTCTAAACTTGTTATTTCCCCATCTTGATTTACTGCTCTAAAAAGTATAACTTCGGGATTGGCAACTGTACTTGCTTCTATTTCTACTACTGTTGTATTAGAAAAAGTTTCAGCACTTAAATCCCATTCATAAAGAGTTTTCGCATTTGCTTGTCCGTTTGAGGGGTCTTGTGTACCACCAAGAAGCGTAACAGTTGCTTTTCTGTCTAAAGAATTATTTACTTGAATTGATATGTCTTGTGATATTCCCGCCATTAATCATCATATTTCAAAAGAGTTTCTTTTACATTTACCTCAACTTGTTTTAATGTTTCATAATCTATATAAGAATTTTTATCCTCATATAAATTCTCATCATAAATATAATTAACGAGTTCGCTATAAGTGTCTGTTTCAAACACTATAAATGGTGTAACAGAGTAACTATCTCCAAAAAAGACAAATTTTATGGACTTGTCATTAGAGTAAAATAATTTATATTTTTTTGTAGCAACATTACTCATCACATTCAATTTCTTTATTTAATTGTTCATCCATATCGTCAATATCACCTTTAATTTCTGAATCATACTGTTCAAAAAATCCATAGGTTTTGAGAAAGTCTTGACTAAAAAACTTTTTACCACCTTTTAAGAAATCACTTGATTCAACCCTTTGTGTTTTAAAATAGAGTTTTAATTTTTCATTTGGAAATAACTCTAAATTGATTCTTGTCCTTCCATCAAAATTGATTGGCTCGGATTTCAAATCTATATTTTTAACGGGTTGAAATTGATTTGGGTTTGCTACGTTTACTCGACTTTCATTATTTAAAACACCATCAGAATCATATTGTTGAACAATAATTGGTGCATTTATTTGCTCTACTGTTTGAGCTTGATAATAAAGTTCTGTTGCTTGATAAGAAATAGCACCTTGCGTTTCTTGAATTTCAGAATAAGGGGTTAGGTCGCTTGTTGTTACTGCGATGAATGGTTCTGCTTGTACAGTAATAGTTGGTGCATAAGTTCCCGCCATTATTATTCTTCTTTTGCGATGTCATCTCCCTTTGTATCTCTCGCTACTAATTTACCACTTTTTTTACATCTAAATACTTTAATGCCATAATCTTTTAAAGTCATCCTATTTAGCTTATCTACTTCCGTATCAGATTCCCCATTATTTATTGCACTTCTAACTGCTTGTATAGATATAACTGCATTTTCAAATTTCTTATCATCTGAACCATCTACTTTTGGCGGTTCGGTGTTTTTCTTACCGCTAAATATGTTTTTTCTTTTATTTCCCGACTTGCTTGGCTTAAATATTAGCAAAACGACAATAGCAACACCTAATACTGCTAATATGTTTTTTGTTTCTCTATCCATAACTATCTTCTTTTATAAAATATTGCCATTCCTACTAACAACAAAGTACCACCACCTAATATAGAAAGCAAAGTTAATTGTTTATTTTTTCTCGCATCTACTAATTTGCTATTTTCTATAACCGCAAATGTTTGATACATTATTCTTTGCCTTTCTAATTGCGATTGAGCATTAACAAGGTTTTCTTCTAATTCTTTTTGTTGCTTTAAAGACATTTTGGCAATCTTCTCTTGCAACTCCCTTTGTTTTTTAGCTTCACTCATACCAACAAGAGTACCAAGTATCATATCAAACCCCATACTCGCTAATGCAGTTGGGTCAAACTTTTTTGGTGCAGAAGCACCACTACTTGCACCACCAACATTTTTATAATAAGCCATAATTTTTTATTTAAAGATTTGTACTGTTGAATACATTACTGCCAATCCCATAGCCAAAATGCCGATATATAATGTTGTATCTCTTAATTGAGCAGTAGCATTATTTTGTAAGTTTTTGCTATATTCTAATACTGTATTTGTTGCAATTTCAATACGACCTTGCTCTTTCATAGCTTGTATATTAGCATAAGTCAGTTTTTCTTCTGTTGCTAATTTCATAAGCGTTGCATTAAGCATAGCTTGTCGGTTCTTTTTGGCTTGTCTTGAACCAAAAATAGCACTACCAATACTTAATAAAGCACTTACTCCAAGAGTTATAGGGTCAAAGTTGGCTTCGTCATTTGTTTCAATAGCTTTAAAAACATCTTTTACAAACCCTTCATTATCATCGAGAATTGCTTTTACAGATTTATCTATAATTTCGGGAAAAGTCGGTTTATTAGAAACACTAATGCCATTATCTTTAAGAATTTCTACAACAACTTGCGGTTTCTTCCAAATAAATTCTTCTAATATCTGTAATTGTATAGGTAATTTATTCATCTTTTTTATTTTTATTTTGAATATAATTTATAGCATTATAAAAAAGTGTAGCTACACCAAGACCAAAAAGCAAGTTTTTGTCTAACTCGGATAACTCTCGTTTAGACGAAACATAAAGCAAATAAGGTGCTATTAGAAAAACATCTGCTAATCTAACTGCTTGGCTTTTTTGAACCTCTGAAACTGTACTATCTGCCTTTTCGTTAATCATTTTTTTTAGTTTTAGCCAACATAACACCCACCTTGAACGTACCCCTCATTAACTTTTTTTGTTCTCGTTAATATTCCAACACTATTTCTACCAATACGATTTCCGCTTCCATCAAGCACTTGACCATATCTATTAACATTTGCATCTGAACCAAACCTTTGTCTTAATCTATTACAAAGAAGCGAATCTGTACTCATTGGTTTTGTGGAAGTAGTTTTTACTTCATCTTTTGTTTCTAATTCGTTTTTAATTCCACTTTCTTCTTTTACTTCTCTAAATTCTTTAATGTCCTTTCTTGGTCTTGCACCCATAGTTTCACGAGGTGGCAACCCACCGCTTCTATATATTTTGTTGATACCACTTTTAGTAGTAGTATCACCCATAGTAAGAGGTGTTTCTTTGATACCATCAGATTGAGAGATATTATCTACATCTAATTGCTTAATATCTTCTCTTGAAGGCATATTTAAACCCTTTTTACTTTTTAAATTACCAACACCACTTTCTTTAGCTTTAATTGGTTTAGGTTTAGGAATACCCCCTTTAGGTGAAGATTTTGGCTTATCTTTTTTTGGTTTTGGCTTTACAATGTTTGATTTTGTAAAAATCCCTATCCTACGACAAACTATAAGGGCTACAACTCCACCCGCTAATCCCGATATTAAATAATTTGTCGCTTTCATATTATACTATTTTTTTTTACCTACGTTTTTTTCTTCTTCTTCTTTTTCTTTTCCAATTAGAAACTGCAAAATTGTTATTCCATATTTTGTTGGAATTTCATTTGCGAAATTTTTTAAATCTTCTACTTCTTTTTGTGTCAATGTAATCATATCTGTTTTATTTATGTTAATCTAATTTTTAATGTTCCCGATGTGTGGTATAATCCCCCTATCGGTATTCCGTTTGCACCAGCATTTGTATCATTTGTGTAATTGAAATTTACAATAGTTGGCATTATAATTCTTGGTATTTGTGGAACTGTTCCACCACCACCACCGCTTACACCACCTTCTGTTATTAAGAGTGCATTTGCGTTTGTTGTTGTGCTACTTCCTACTGCTACTACAAATTTTGTTTCACCAAGCCCCGCATTTCGGTTTACTGTCGGATATAATGTAGTATCATTTCTGTAACCTAAAGTCATTGTTTGATTTACCCCTATTAAATCTCCACCAATATTGAAATCGTTTCGATGTGGGGTTGATGAAAGACCTAAATTAGATATACTATATCCGAAGCTAAATGAATTTTGTAAAGTATGCCTTAAATCGTTATCGTGTCCTATAACAAAACTTAATGAACCATTTGAAGGTGCGGGGCTTCCATCATCAGTTAAAAGCAAATTGTCTGAACCAATTATTAAAGAATTGTTTAAACCCGAAGTATTACTTGGGTATTCATCTCCCATTTGGTTGTTTTGACCAATTATGTGAGAGTTATTTGAATATCTTAATATGTTGGTATTTCCAACATTCATAGAGTTATCAGATTGTACTGATTCATTATTATTTCCAAATGAAACTGACCTATCAGAATCATCAAGTATTTGATTACCACTACCAACTGTCAAACAATGGTCTGAACCATTAACTATATCATTTGAACCACTACCAATAACAAGAGAACTATTATCTACCTCAATATTAGTTGGGTTGGGCGAGATTACCATTCCACCTCTAACGTATGCTTTTTGCCTTACATCTAATGCAACTAAACCCGCATTTAAACCACTACCGACATCTATTTTAGCATTAAATTCGTTTGAACCAAAGTTTCTTGTTGCGTTAAAGTTTCTATTAGAAGAAATATTTACGTCTGTTCCGTTGTCAGTAATTTGAGAATCTCCAATCGTGCTACTTGAAGTAAAAATAGGAATTGTATTTGTAGTACCCGTAAAAGCGTTTTGTTTATTGTTAAATGTATTCCAATCAGTAGAACTTAAAAAACCACTTGTTGAAGCATCAGCTTGTGCAACTTCAATAGTTGTTCCGCTACCGATAACAGAATTTGTACCACCAACAATAGTCAAAATGCTTGACGTAGCTTCTGTTAAATCACCAAATGATAAAGCGTTTTGCTTACTGTTAAACGTACTCCAATCAGTAGAACTTAATTTACCATTATTTGTAGCACTTGCAAATGGAATGTTTAAGGTAAAAGAACCGCTTGATGTGATAGGACTGCCCGTTACATTAACATCTGTTCCAACAGTACCCGTTCCCAAACCTACACTTGTAACTGTACCAACATTTGAAGTTTTGTTATTAAATGTATTCCAATCAGTAGAACTTAAAAAACCACTTGTTGAAGCATTAGCTTGTGCAACTTCAATAGTTGTTCCGCTACCAATAACAGAATTTGTACCCCCAACAATAGTCAAAATGCTTGACGTAGTTTCCGTTAAATCACCAAATGATAAAGCGTTTTGCTTACTATTAAACGTATTCCAATCAGTAGATGATAAATAACCATCCGATAGAGTTGTAGCTTGTGTTACTGATATTGAAGTACCAAAGCCAATAACAGAGCCAACACCCCCAATTATTACAAGTACGTTAGATGATGTTTCTGTTAAATCACCAAGCGTTAAAGCGTTTTGCTTACTGTTAAACGTACTCCAATCAGTAGAACTTAATTTACCATTATTTGTAGCACTTGCAAATGGAATGTTTAAGGTAAAAGAACCGCTTGATGTGATAGGACTGCCCGTTACATTAACATCTGTTCCAACAGTACCCGTTCCCAAACCTACACTTGTAACTGTACCAATATTTGAAGTTTTGTTATTAAATGTATTCCAATCAGTAGAGGACAAATAACCATCAGTAGATGCAGATGATTGTGTTATACCTATTGTACCCGCAGATGTTATAGTACCACCCGTAATTGGAGAAGTTGTAGCAATAGCAGTTACAGTACCACCACCATCAGAAACTTCTATTACATTTCCCGATACATCAACACCCAATCTATAAGTTGCAGTACCCGTTATATTTCCACTTCCATAATTATTAAGTAATAATTTTCCCGTTACATCAAAGAGGTTGGAAAAAGGCGAACTTGTTTCTTTCCAAATAACTAATGCATTTTCTTTATTAGAAGCATCACGACCAACACCTATTGTAATTTTTTGTAAATATCCCCCCTTTGTTTCATCCAAACTAAATTCTCCCAAATGAAGTTGAAAGCTATCGGAGTTGAATTGGTCTAAATTCTGTCCAAATGCAAACGAATTGCTACTTGCACCCGAATCAATGTTATCACCTATAAAATAAGTATTACTGTTATCTTGTGCATCAAGTGAGTTTCCAATTAAGTAAACATTTTCATTTGCATATGAATTATTGCTTTTTCCAATAAGTACACTTGTAGTAGTATTATTAATGAGAGAGTTACTATTTCCAATTACAATGCCTTCAACACCCGAATTTGTGTTACTATCACCTATAACAAAATTATTCCCGCTTGAAATGGTATTAGAACTCCCCGCTATAAAACTTCTTGTACCATTATTCGTATTTGATTCACCAAAAGTAATTTTGCCATTTACAGTCATATCTTGTAATGCAGAATTACCAACATCTAAAACCTCTTGAAGACTCTCTTGACCTAAAGCACGTTCTAAACTTTCAGTTTTTCCATTTATATCAACTACAAAAAAATTATTTGTAGAAGAATCTTTGAAAATAGCCAAAGCGTTCCCTATTGGAGAAGTTATATTATTCGGATTTGATACTGTTATAGCCATTTATATTTTAAAATATTTTATCCCAAAACTTTAATAATAAAGTCCAAATTACACCAACAACTGTTGTACCGCCAACAAATTTTGCTTTTAAATTTTTGTCAGCTTCTATATATTTTCTATGCTCATTAACTTGCTCAACTAATCCTTTTTGTCCGTATTCTTTATTACCAATAACAGTTTGTTTTAGTAATTTCAAATCTACATCTATTTCAGACAACTTATCTTTAATCCACCCTAAATCATCGTGGATAATTTTATTTGTTGTAGGTTTTCTTTGAGCCATAATATTATATTCCTAATCGTTCAAATTGTTTTTCTAATGTGAGAATTTCTTTAAAATTATTTTTTTCATATACTGCTAATCCAAGTTTGTTATCTTTTTTAAAAATAAACAAATTCATATCATCAGTATTTGTTTTGTAATAGTTGGAATACATATCTACACTCTTTCTTAAAAAAGGAGAAGCCAACATCTCGAAACCTAATAAATCTACCCTTACATCCATAATTTCTTTAAAAGAAACACTTTGTTTAGGTTTCCATTCACTACAAATGGTATAATTTACTTTATCCTCACCTTCTGCTTTGACAAGTATCTGCGTTTGTTCCTCTGTAACTTCGTTAATACGACTATATTTCCCAATACCCGTATTCATTATTTTTTGTGTCTTTTGAAATATCATTAACGTTTTATTGGTTTAAATATATTAATTTTATCATCAGTATTGTTGCCACTTCTTCTACAAGCAGATTCAAAAGCACCTACACTTATGTAAGTTCTTCTACTTGATTTGCTCAAATTACGGAAATCAATCCCAAAATCTTGATTATATTCTCTAATATTACGAATAACGTATGGGCTTCCATTGTTCCAATAATACATTGTTAAACCATCGGAAAATGTTGATTTGCACCCTCTTGGCAATGTTTTATTATTACCTTTATCTTTATTGTTTAAAGATTTGATATAATTATCACAAGCCCTTTTAAATTCATCTGTACTTATGGTTGTCATAAATTTATTTTAAATTAATCCTAATTCCTCATTTATAAAACCGCTAAATCTTACATTTGCTCTTACATCATCTCTTGTTCTTATATCTCTTAAATATCTTGGGTCAATTCCTATTTTTCCTCTTGGGTCGCCAAGTAAAGGGGTTTTAGTAACTGTACGACTTGATTTATTTACGCTATACTGAAAATTATTCCAAACAAAACCATTTTTACAAGATGTTGGTAGTGAATTATACCAAGCATCCCATTCAGCGTTTGCCTTTCTTTTTCTTCCTTCTTCCTCTTGTCGTCTGCGTTCTTCTTCTTCTCTACGTCTGCGTTCTTCTTCTTCTCTACGTCTGCGTTCTTCTTCTTCTCTACGTCTGCGTTCTTCTTCTTCCCTACGTCTGCGTTCTTCATCTGCTTTATCAGATTGGTCTTTTTTTAGTTTTAAATTACACGCTTTAAGAAATTCCTCTTTTGATATTATAGTTGCCATAGTTACAAATTTATAAATTTAATGATATTATTTTTTTTGAAATTCGTTGTCTTTTATAAAATATTGCTCTCCATTAACAGTAAAACCGCTTAAACATTCTGTTGGAATGTCAGAAGTGTCAATTTTTGGCTTTGTTTGTGTGTTTTCTTTTGTAGTGTCCTCGTTTTTTTTGTCAGAATCATCAATGGGTAAAGTTTCAGCAACCTTATTTTTATCTTTTGATTTCATCCATAAAAAGTATAGCAGTATTGCTACTCCTACTCCTATTGCTATCTTCTGATTTCTTTTCATATTACAAATTTAAATTTTATTTTTCAAAATAAATTATATTTTTATACCTAATTTATCTAAAAACTTGTTAATGTCAGATAATGGTTTTGATATTCCCAAATCCTTGCCTAAATTTTCTGTTAGTAAAATGTCTTTTTTATTAAATATTATTTTCTTGTTTATATTAGAAAACTGAACATTCATATCTCCTTTTACATCAATATACATTGGCTTTTCCATAAGTAAATTAAGTCCAAATTCATCGAGTATTCCTTTAGCTGAATCAAATTGTATATCTACTACTGTTGGAACATCAAACCAAGAATCACCCTTAACAGTAAATGGTGTTGAGGTTTTTGCGTTACCAATTTTTACATTTTCATAAATTATATCTAAATCATAATTTTTCACAAGCAGTTCAAATATTGACTTATTATATACTGAAATTGTAAGGTTCAATTTTGTTCTTTTTTTATCTATATATAGTACCTTAACTCCTTTAACTTTAAAATCCCAATCTAAAGCTAAAGAAAGTTGTTTAGTGAAGTAGCTATATAAAGCATAACTTATTCCACCAATACCAAGTATGAATAATATTTTTTTCATTATTTCAACATTGAATAAATAATTAAGCCAACCGCACCTAAAACCAAATATGAATTAGGAATACTTTTAATTAATCTATCTTTTTCATCTAATTTTTGACTTTGTTCTTTAATTTCACCAATCCCTTCTTTAGTTTCATCAATAACAAACTGCCCCGTACCTTTTACAACATCAAAAATATCATAAGCACCTTCTTTTACTGTATCTAAAATGTCAGTTCCAATTTGCTTAACATTTTGAACCTCTGTATAAGTACCATCAGCCCCGATATGTCCACCGCAACCACAAGCGTTGCTAAAATTACCACAATTACACCCCATTATTTGTATTTTATAATTATTAAAACAGTTAAAATCGCCAATAACCCACCGCCAAAAACCAATGCTTGTTTTGGTAAGTTTATTCTTCTTGAATTATCCTCTAAATCAACTATTATTTTATTTTGGTCGTCTAAAGCATCGTCTAAATTTTTTTTCCAATAAGGGTCAAGTTGCCCAAAATAAATACCATCGTTTTCACGAACTACATTATTCCATTTAGGGTTACTGTTTGGATTTGTAAAACCAACATCTTCAATTAAATTTGTCATAGTTTTCTTAAAATTAAAACAGTTCCTATAAGTAAAACAACTCCACCTACTGCTATTATTAATGTCCTTTGAGTTTCAACAAACTTTTCAGTTCGTTTTGCAACCTCATCGGCTTCTTGCATTATCTTTAATTTATCTTCATTTGCTTTTGCATTGTCTAAAATTGCATCACAAAATCTTCGGCTATAAACACCATAGTATTCATTGTATAAATCAGTATAAACTTTTTTTCCTCTTTCATCTACTCTATCTCCATCATTTCTTGCACTATCTTTAACTTTTCCTTCTTTTAAAAGTCGTAATGTTTTCACATTAGAACCTAAAGATTTACATTTAGTTAGCTTTACAGTAGGATTAACCTTTTTCCAAGAATTTAAATCGTAAGTAACTTTAGGAAATTCCCTTCTCTTTTCATTAAGAAGTTTATTATACCTATCTCTTTCACAAGAACTACTACTTTTCCAACAAGCACCAAATAATCCCATAACTACTTTATAAATATTGCCAAAGCGATTAGTAATACAACTCCACCACCAATAAGCATCGTTGCTCTTTTTTTATTCAATTCCCCTAAAATTCGTTCCTCTGCATCTTTAAATTTATCTGTAACAGTATCTACTGTACCATAAACACTCGTATCTTCTAATTTTTGTGAACAATCTAATTTAGCAAACTGAATTTCTTTTCTCATCAAAACATCTTGTACTGTTTTAGGGTTTCCCCACATTAACTTTCTTTGCACAAGGTCATATTTATCCCTTAAATCACTTATTTGAGCATCAAGAGTTTGACACTTTGAAGTGTTTGGATAGTGGTTTATATTAAAATATGGCTTTGACATTAAATTGTTAAATTGCTAAATGTTGTTACGTTTCCACTAAATTCTTTCCAATCTTTACTGGCTAATACTTTTGCTTCACTTTCATTCCAACCTTCTTGTGTAGCATTAGACAATATATCATTATAGTTGCTTTGAGAAATAGAACACCCACCAAGCCAATCACACGATTTATTCCATTCGTAAAAAGGAAGTCCACTAAATTCAGTAATAGCTAATTGAGTTTTTTGTCCGTATTTACCATCCACATCAAGAGATGCACCTAATTTATTTAATGCTGATTGAAGTATTGTAACTTTATATCCATAAGACCCAAGTTTTAAATTAAAACTATCATTCGATGGTTTTGCCCCTTGCGAACTTTGTTGTCCACTACCTATATTACCACCCGTTTGAGTAGTATCAACATTAATTTCGTTTTCAGTTGCAAGTTTTTTGTTACGATATGCTCTAACAATCTTAAAAGTAAAATAAGACAATGTTAGCCCTACAACGCTTCCGCCAATTATGTATAATGTTTTTTGATTCATAGCTTATATATAAATTACATCGGGTTTTAATGAAATTATTTGAGTGATTTTGCTTAACCACTTTTTACTTAATTCTGATTGTAAGTCATTTTTTAAAACACTTTTATATTTTGCGTTATAAAATGAATTTAATTGTGCAACCTCAACTTTTGAATTTATTGAATTAAAAACAGAAATTATTTGTTCTTCATCAGTACCACTACCACTCATCGCATCGTCTAATTCTTCGGCTTTTTCTTTTACTGCTGATTGTTGCAACTCGATATAAGGTTTGTTTTCACTTTTAATAGAAATTAAAAAAGAAGGATTCCAAACTTTAAGTTCATTAAAATTAATAGAGTTCCCACCTATTCTTTTAAGTATTTCATCATAAAATATAGATTTTGACCACCTATTATATATAATATAACTTACAGTTAAAAGTGAAATACCACCATAAAAAATTATTTTGTTCTTTCTTGTCATATTTTATTTTTTTGGTATTGCTTCTGATTTACCTTTTGTTGCTATTGCAGTACCTATTCTAACCGCTTTTTCGGGGTCTTTAGCAAGATTATAAATAAACAAACCAATACCACCTATAACAATAACACCTAAAGCATATCCAACATATTTGCCAACAACCAATGAATCTCCAATCCAATTACCTACATCAAATATTTTATCTTTCACTTCTCCCGTAAAACCACCACTAATTTCGAGTTTACCCTCTTTTTTTAAATGCTCTCTTAAATCACGAGTGTTAGCATCTGAACTACTACCACCTTGTGCATCCCAATTAGCAGAAAATAAAGCATTTGCTTTTTTCCTACCAAATTGATTTCTCAAAGCATCGTACCAAGCAATCCAAACAACATCGGATTCGGTTCTTTTAGGTATTTTTCTTATTAATTCTTTTGACATACTAATACATTACAAATTTTTTCTTTTCAAAGTTTTGAATAAACTCATTAATCACGTCATATCGCTTTTTATTTTCGGGAGTTGGTGAACCCTCGAAAACTTGTAAAAACGCTTCATAACCCTCTATTCTTGGATAACCTAAACCCAAATAGATTAGAAGCCCATTCAAATCTGCTTCTGTTTCATCATCTATATTTTTATTCAAATAAAAATGAGCAAATTCGTGTAAAAGAATTGCCATTCTCATTGGAACAGTATATTTTTCAAAATGTTTTTTAGATACTTGTATTCTCCCATTTGTTTTACTTATTCTTGCGGGAGTTTTTACCTCTTTACCATTTTGTCCTATAATACTTGGTAGATATTCTATTTTGTAGTTACACGCTTGACTTATATAGTTTTGTGGTTGTAAATAAGATGCGTTAAAAGAAAACTTTTGTGCAAAATCTACAAAACTCATTACGCTATAACTTTTTATATCTACTTCATCCATTCGTTTTTCTAAACCAAATTTTTCAATATTTATAATTTTTATTTGGTTATTGTTTTGACCCGTATCATCACAATAAACACTAACTATTAGCGTTTTTGGTGTTAGGGGTAATCGAGCATAAAATTTAAAACCTTGACTTACTGTTTTATATCTGTTAGTGAAACAAGTTAAAGGTTTTTCAGCATCAATTATTTTAAGACGAACTTTTGTTGGTCTTGCACAAATAACATTTATAGCAAGTGTCATTTGTTCATATCTACTATTTACTTTTAAATTCATTTTCTTTTTCTATATATAGTATAACCAACCGCACCCAATACAATTAGCACAGAAAAAACGAGGACAGTTTTATTTAATCCTAATACTGTTTTTTCTCCACTTTTTATAAAGTTTACTTCTTCACCATCTAATTGTTTTTGAAGTTCATCGTCAATTTTATCTGTTACTCCTTGTTGTGGTATAACAACACCTTTTTGTTTTTCACGATTTAACCATTCTGTAAAAGTTAAAGTTGAACCGCTATTTTTATACATTTGATTTGCAGTCATTTTTTTTGTGTATTTAGTTTCTATTTTTTTACTATTAATACTGTCGCACCGACTAATACTATCGCACCCAAACCTATATATAAATAGTTTATATTAGATTTTTTTGGTGGCATTGGTGTTTCAAGTTGAGGTTCTACTTGTGGGGTAGAAACATCGTTTATAATTTGTTCTTGTAATTTGCTTTTGCTCGATTCCACATCAGATATAAATTGTTTAAAACCACTTAATTTACTACCACCTTGATTTCTGTATTTACCATATAACTCATTTATTTCTACATCTGACAAGTCAAAATCTTGTTTTATCTCATCGTAAACCCTTGTAAATTGTCTATAAGCGATAGCTACAAAACTTTTTGAGTTTCTACCCATTTCAGCACGTTGCGTAAAAAGACCGCCACCACCACCTTTACCTCTACCCGCCATTAAACTTGCAGTACCACCCGCTAAATTGCTATAACCACCAACTTGATAAAAGTCAGCAAATAAATCTTCATTTGGGCTTGTTGTATTCATATTATTTTCTTTTTATTAAAATTATAATTCCCACTAAAGCAACTACACCTATAACACCATATATTAGTAAATTACTTTTTTTAGGTGTAACAATAGGTTTTGTATTATAATTACTTTTTAATTCGTCATCAGTTAGTGGGTCTATTGGATTTAGTTCTGTTTCATCAGGTGGAAACAAGTTAGAATCACTAATAGCTTTTTTCTTTTCTTCCTCTTTTAATCTTGCAAGTAGTTCGGCTTCTTCTCTTTCTTTAGCTTGTTGAATTAATAATTGTTCTTTCACAAATTGTTCAAAACCATCAGATTTACTATTTCCTTTAATCAACCATTTTGACCAAAATTCGTTTAATTGGGCTGAATTTAATCCCATTTCACGGGTAAACTTTAAATAAAGGTTTTTTCTTTTGTTAAATTCAGAATAACCCAATTTAGACCTTACTGCTCTTGGATTACCACGAAGATAACTGCTATCAAAAAATCCACTTACATTTGAAAAACCCGTTTCTAAACTTGCAATTTGATTTTCATTCCAAACTCCTACTGATGAACCTAAATTATTACTCATTACCGAACTTTTATTTCATTAGTTTTTATAGCTTCATCTAAATCTTCGGAAAATGTTTTTTTACCGCCTAAATCAGACAAATAGTACATATAAGAAATAGCACCTATTCCCAATACGATTATACTATAATAAATCAACTTACCTTTCATATTATTTAATATATTTTTGATATAGAAGAACACTTGCGATTCCTACTGCTATACCTATATAATAATTCTTTTCTTTAAATATTGATGTGTATTTTTCCATAATTATTTATGATTTATAAATTACCATTCCCGTTTTTGTTTTTGCCTTTTTATATGTTTTACCATTGTAACTAAAGCTACTTGCACCGCTTTTACGGGCTTTTTGTAGTGCTTTCATATATGCGTTCATTTTCTTTGCCATATCTTCTTATTTTAATGCTATTTCCCTTTACGTTTTCTTCCGTATGAAGAAACTTTTTTACCTTTTCTTTTGTAGCTACTAACCTTTTGACAAGTTTTTGAACCACCTCTTTTTTTTGCTTTTTTGACTGCCATTATTTTTAAATTAAAATTAAAATAAATTAAACTGCTATTGGTTGAGCATCTAAACTTTTACCCCCAACTAAAACTTCATATCTTTTTGGGTTTCGAGCCACAACTGATAAAATAGATTTTTCTAATGATGGCGAAAATACATTAGCTAATTTTTTCTCTCCATTAAATATAATATTAGAAGTCCAATTTCCTTTTCTTTTAAATTCTACATTTGCATCTGTTGGATAAAACTCGTAAAATCGGTCATCTTTAAATCTATCTTTAATAACTATATGTTTAGAATCATCTAATAAATCATTTAAAGTCCAATTAGCGGGTGGTAATAATTGTTGATAGCCCGTTCTACCCAAACCTAATTCAATTATAGTTGATTTACTTGTAGTTTTTTTAAGTTTTAGTGCTTCTGCCTTTTTGATAAGGTCAATATATACTTTTGCTCTTTCTTGACCCGCTTTAGTTGAAGTGTCAATACCATCAAGAGTTTTAGTCAATCTGTCAATAGTTTCTTGACTATTGCCAATAAAATCTTCAAGAGTTTTTAATTTTTCCATTTCAACATTTGCATTTCTTTTAGCATTTATGGTATCAATTAAATCTTGTTTTGTTGTTATTGATGCTTTTAATTTAGCAATTTGGTCTAACAACTCTTTTTCTTTTTTAGATAAAATCCTTTTATTTTCAGCATCTTTTATTCCCATTTGCCTTTGTAATTCTGCAAGTTTACGTTGCAAATCATCATTTTGTTTCCTCAAAATGTCATCAGCAGTTTTAGAACCTTTTAATCTTTCTATTTCTGCAAGACGTTTTTGCTTTTCCGCTTCTCGTCTGTCAATTTCTTTTTGAAGTTTAGAAAGTTCAGCTTTTGACTTTGCTTCAAATTCTTTTTCAAGTTTAGAAAGTTCAGCTTTTGACTTTCCTTCTAATGATTTTGCAGTATTTTCTAACATTTTAATACGTTCTTTTAAATCATCAGTAGTTTTATTTGACGTACCTAAAGCGGGTGTTTTTTCGCTATATTTTTTATATCCAAAATATGCAAGTACACCTATAACACCATAAATTAAAGTTTTATTTTTCATTTTATTATATTTTATTTTCTAAATCTTGTTGTAAAGTATTTCTACCCCACAGTTTTTTTTCTTTTATTATTTCCCATACAATTACTCCAAATAATGATGCTACTACACCAATAATCAAATTTCTCGTATCTTTTGGATGGTTATACCAACTCATTTTTTTCTTGTTTTATATAAAACTATCGCCACTCCTAAAACTGCAAATACACCCGCTATTGTGTATATTTTCCTTTTTTCTGCTTCTTGCATAGCTTTTTCGGTAGCTAATTGTTGTTCTTTTTTTATAGCTATTTCTTTCCTTTTTTGCTCTGCTTTATCTCTTAATCTGTTTATTAACATACTGTTACTTTGAAAAATTGCCAACTAAAATTGCTGAAACAGTACCACCTATCAATAAACCAATAAAGCCCGTAGTATATATGTTCTTATCTTTAAAATATCCATACATAACACCACCGACTAAACCCGTAAAAGCACCTTGAACAGTACCTTTAGTTTTACTTAACAACCTTTTTTTATGGTCGCCATTTATAAGTTTTTGGTTATTTTCTATTATTTGAGTACCATTCATTTTTTTGAATATTTATAAAAGATGATAGCACCAAATCCGATAAAAGCAAAAGTTAAAAGATAATATTTTAAATCTGACGTTTTAAATCTACTCTCTTTATCTGCTTCTTCTCGTAATACATCATCGAATATTACACCTTCTTCCAAACTTTATTTTTTACGAGTTGCAAAATAAATTGTCGTACCAATAGCACCTAAAAGGACAACACCTAAAACAATATACAGAACTGTGTTTCCACCGCCACCTTGTCCAACATTGTTAATGTTGCTCATTTGCCTATCATATTCATCTTGCTTTAATTTTCCTAATGCTAAAGCAGTTTCAAGTTCTAATCTTTTTGCTTCTACTTCTGCATTTGCTAAAGCCCTTGCATCAGAACTTGCTTGGTCTTGACCACGAATTTCAAGGTATTTGTTAAGTATTCCATCAACACCACCTAATTTACCTATCGTATCACCAAAACCCCTTAAAGCGTTACCAACACCACTACCCGTACCCGCTTTATTTGGGTCGTATGCAGTATAGCTTTTTTTACCACCCCCAAAAAGGTTAGCGTACTCACCACCTTGCGTTGAAATTGGGGTAAATCCACCACTTTGACTATCCATTGGGTCGAATCCACTTGCGTTTGCAAAATTATCTTCCATAAGGTTAGTACCATCTTGCGAACTCATAGCATCAAAACTTCCACCGCCTTGTGTAGCCATTGGGTCGAAACCACCACTTGCACCTTTATAGTTAAAGTTTGATTGAGGTTCATATCTGCTTTTAGCCCATTGAGAAAATGCTTGAATGAATTTATCTGATTGCATACCCCTTCCTATTGCTTGGATAATTGCTGAATTTGATGCAGATTCACTTGCATTGATGCCTTGACTTCTTAAAAAAGAAACTACACCACTCTTATCTTCTACAACTATCATAGCAATTAGTTTGCTGAAATTATCACTTCTTACTCCCATTATTTATCATTTTTAAATATGATTGCTACCGCTAATACTAAAGCAGAAGCAAAAATTATTGTATTTGTATTTGTTGCTAATGTTTTAGCATCGGATTCTTGCCTACCACTTGCATTTAAGTATGCTTCAAGTGGTGCATAGGAAGGTGTAGGTGTTGCTTTTGATTTACAACCGCATCCACAACCTTCTTTTTTGTTTTTTGTACCGAAATAATCTATTAAAATTTCTTTGTCGGGATGTAAATCCATAAGAGATTTTAAAGCGTGTTCACCCTCATTGTTTATCAAAACTTTTAAGTTGCCACTCATTTGTCTTGGGTTCGTAATAGTGTACCCAAATGATTCACAAAGTTGCTTTGCTTGTTGAGGATTGTTTTCGGCTATATAATCATATACTGTTGCCATAATATTTTCTTTGATTTTAAATTAAAAAAAGGGGAGAAGCATTAAGCCACACCCCTTCTTTAAAGTTTCCGTGTAGCAATCTACACAACAACGTATTACCCTTGCAATTTGATTGTTTGGGCTTTTACAATGCCTGGATTTCCAAACGCTTCTGATACGGGGCGACCCGCTAAACCTCTTGCAAGGTTAATGTTATCAGATGGGTAGAAGTATAGTTTCAATGTTGCATTTGCTAAAACAGAAGAAATCTTAATTTTAGTAAATCCATCGATTCTATATCCATATCGCATTGCGATAATTGTTGATTGTTGCTGATACGGGTCAATGGTAGGCACAAGTGTTTTTTGTGCTTCATTTCCATTCGCATCACGAGTGTTTACAGCAAGTGTTTCCAAAACCTGATTAGCGGTAGCTGACTGTAAATAAGTCAATCCAACACTATAAGGGTTTTGCATAAATTGGTAAAGCATTTCACGATAAGTTACTCCACTAATACCACTTGAAATAGTAATTGAACCAATTACTAAATCACCACCCGCAGTAAAACCTGCGTTATTAATAAACTCATACGACCCAAGAACTGCAAAGTTGCTCACTGCTGAACCACTTGTTGAAGTTACTGTGATAATATAAGGTTGTGAGGTAGGTGCTGAAACACCACCCCCGTTTGCACCGAAAAAATCATCTCCCGTAAAGTTAGTGTCATCTACGAAGCCACCACTCATATTGGAGAAATTTTCGTTAGCATTTGCTCTCGCATCTGCCAAGTATTTGCCGATATTTGCCATTTTGTTAAAAATTAAAAAGTTAAATAATAAATTAAATCACAAGATTATTCAGCAGAAGGTGAAGCTACTCCACGTTTTGCTAACATCTCTTGTACTTTAAAAGCGACTAATACTCCCGCAGTTACTGTAAGAACTTTTCCTACAAGTGTTACAAGTTTTGTTGTATTCATATCAGAATGAATTAAAGGTTAAACAATAATTAAATGGCAATTACAGAATTGCATAACGCAAATATATTATTTCGTAATATAATTTTTATTACATACAACAATGTATGTTTGCAATAATGAAGTTGTAAATAGTGCTTAACTGCAATAATTCTTAACAATTCTATCCCTAACGAACTGAACTGCTGATGCTTGGGTAAATTTTTTCTTACCCTTTAAATCTCTTTGTTGTAGCATAGGCGAGATTATTTTCCTATAATATTTTTCTATATAATCGTCAATAGCTTGGTCAAGTAGCTTTTTGTCAAAATTACCCAATATCTTTTCTGCATCTATATCAACAAACAAAAAGAATCTTTCGTTGCCATTATAATATTGAGTATTTATCATTATTTCAGCTATTTTTAGATACTCGAATTTATCTTCAAACTTTTTTATGTGTCTATCAACGCTATCGGTGTTCTTATGGAATCTAACCCAATTTAAGTTTTGCCATATTTTTGAAGTTACACGACCTATTGACTGAAAGTGCATTATAATATCTGTATCTGTGTGTCTGTTTGTACAAATTGCACCTACAAGGTCATTTGGCAAGTGGTCTGAAATATATCTATTAATATCTTCTATAAGTAAAAGACCACCCCTATAATCATTAAGTATTTGAAATAAGCAATTTTGAATTTCCTTTAAGGTCATTCTCATACCATCATCATTAAATGGTCTTATTCGTCTTGCTTCAACAGTAGGGTGTGCGGAAAACTTAATCACATCTCTTAAACGTAATCCTTTTATATCGGTATATTCATCATTAACATCTAATATAAGTGCTTTTCTTGGCTTTACTCCTTTAGATGGATTTCCATTCACATAGCTTCTAATCATTTGATTAGTTATGTAAGTTTTGCCTACACCTTTTTTTCCAACTGCAACTCCTAATTTTGGTTCTCTCATACTTTATTTATTTATATTATAATAGCTTAAAAGCACAACTTTGAAACTACTATAATCACCAAAAGTTATTATTTGTTTTTTCTTGGGCGACCTCTTTTTTTCTTTTTAGGTTTTTCTACTTCTTCTACGGGTGTTACATCAATAATATTAGGTGTTTCTTCTTTTGAAAGTTTATCTAATTCTTTAAGAATGTCAGGGTCGCCAAATGTAGGCATACCTTCTGATTGTGTTGTGTTCTCAAAATTAGATTGTTCTTTACCACCCATCATATCACTTACCATACTTTCTGCGGTAAATTCTTCGGGTTCTTGAAATACCTCATCTACCTTTGTAATTGTTTTTGGTTCTGTTGTCGAAGGTTGCTCTGTATTTTGCGTTGGTTCGGCTTTTGTTTTTTGTGTTGGTTTTGGCGGTGTATATGCAGATTGCTCTTTCCACATATCAAATAACTTTTTATTTTGTTTTGTTAATTGATAAACCATAGCACCTTTTGTAACAATATCACTTCCAAATGCGAACAACAAAAACTGTTCATCGGTCATAGCAAGACCCTTCTTTTGGAAAACTCTTATCATTGGTGGTCTTACCTTTTGAACAAAATCATCTTCTAACTTAATTGCATCATCAAGTTGTGAATTATATTCTTGTACATATTCTAAAAGACCTAATGTATTACCTTGTTCATCAATAGGAACTTCAAGAGATGGGCTTATTTCCCCACTCTCCATAGCATCTGCTATTTTTTGTTCTTTGAGTTTTGTAACCCTATTTGCAATTAAATGTGCTTTTCCATAAACATCTAAAACAGTATCAACCATTTGTTCGGTTGCATACGCTTGTTCTTTTTTGTCTAAATTATCAATAGCGGGGTTAAAACTATTTGGCTCACTTTCCTCTGTATTAAAATCCTCAAAGTTAGGTGCATTAAAAGATGGTTCTTCTAATTCTGCTTCCAATTTTGATGAATCAATGTTGGGTGTTGTATAAGCCCTTTCGGTTACGGGTTCGTCTAAAGGACTGTAACCACTATAAAAATCTTGGTTACTTTCTACTGAAACGTCTGCTTTTTCTTCTTCGTTATTTAGATTGCTCATAGTGTTTCTTATATAATTTTAATTGATGTTTAATGCTTTCCAATTTTTCTATTCTTTTGATGTCAAGGGGGTGTTGCTCATCATAATTTTCAACTTCTGACTTGTATCTTGATAAATTGGTGTTGTTTTTATTTAAAACAAAAGACACTTCTTTAAGTAAAAAATCAAATTCAGTCATTAATATTAAAGCTACTATACCAAGTGCGTGAGTTTTGTCATTCATTCTTTGAGAACCATACAACAACTCTTTGACCGATAAATTAAATTCTTTTGCTACAATTTTAATAACCACTTTAGCTATTTCGTTTTGATAAGTAAGTTCGTTATCCTCTCTTAACTCAATTAGCATCTTGATAAAACCTCTTTCACCAACTGCATTAATGGTTTTTTGTATTTCCTCAAAGACAAGTGAAATACCTTTGTTAATTTTTTTGTGTGCCTTACTCATTATTACAAAAGTAGTATATTATTTTCTAAAATAAAATTTATCTCTTTAAAATTATAGCCCCTTTTCTTCCCCAAACTTTTTTCATATTATGATAAGTGTGAACGTGGCTATCCTCTACCAATAAAGCATCTTTAAATGCTTTTATAAGGTTGTCTAAATCAGGTCTTGATTGATGAGGTTTTCCTTCTGTCTTTTTCTTTTTTCTTTCAGACCAAGATGTAGGCATTGGTAATACAAACGTAACATCTAAATCGTCTTTAGGTTGCCATCTACATAAGAAACAAAGCATTTTTAGTTCATCTTTAAAATCCCAATATCTTTGAACTACGGGTCTTTTTTTCCACTTGTCGCTTTGTGTCATTCGAGGTTTAGCAACGGGGTTGATGTTAAGTGTTATATAGGGTAAAACTTTTTGACCATCTGCGGTCAGTTGTTCTTTTGGCTTGTCTGTGTCGTTGTTTGTTACTAAATTAATTACTTTAGTTTCTTTCTCGTCTTTCATATTTTATATTTTTCTGAAAATGATTTTAATTTTATTATTTCTTGCCCTATAATAAACGATGCATCATTATCACTTGGATAATGTAATCCTAAATGAACTCTACTATAAGCTATGTCGTCTATCATTTTTTTACAGAAATCATAACTATTAGGATATTTATTACCCACTACACTTAACATACAATATGCTTGTATCGTATGACCGCTTGGATATGATGGGCTATGACCTGAATAAGTTTCGTAAGGAAACATTTTAAGTTTGTAGTATTCTGCAAGTTGATATGGTCTTGGTCTTTGGTATTTTTGTTTTAGCTTAATAATTGTTGGTGCAACATCATCATTAACGGATAAACATATTTCTTCTACGTCTAATCCTTTTTGCATAAAAGTTGATGTTATTGTTTGAACTAAAGACCTATCATACCTTTTAAATCTTCTAAAGTGTTCCGCATTAGATTCATCGGTTATGTTTGATACTTTTTCAACCATTGAAGTTAATTCATCTTTTGTTTTTTCTGATGAATTTTTAGGTGGTTGTATTTTGTCTTTAAGTTCACCCTCTAATAAAGGTATTACCTCATCAGCAATACACATTTTCTGCATATTTTCTAATAGCGTTTGGTTTAAATTACCATACGTTACTTTATTAAGCCATTCTGCCATATCGTGTTCTATTTCCTTTATTTGTGTTTGTTAGCTTCCTTTTTAGAGCATCTATATCTTCTTTCATTTTTTTAAGCTGAAACTCACCTCTTTTTAAACTTTCAACTTTTTTTCTGTAATAGTGAATTGAATAAATTAAAGATGCGGTTGTTAATCCTAACATCATTATTGCTAATAAACTTAATTTTTCCCCACTAACAGAGCCACCACTTTGCATACTAACTTCACTTGTAGTTGGTTGAGTTTCTACATTTGGTGTTGCTTCTGTTGAAGCATTTTGTGTAACATTTTCTTCCATCACCTTGTTTTTTTAATTATTACGATGATTGTGCCTATTGTTATAATTCCTAATGTTCCTAATAAAAATGCAGTTGATTTATACCACTCTTTTTTTCCTCTTTTTATTGGTGTGTTTGGTTTCTTACCTAAATTAGATAATAATTTGTTTAAATAATCGCTTGTAGCAGAATCTTCGTCTTTATCATCACCCGCAGTTACTACTACTTCATCTAATTCCTCTGTGCTTTCTTTTAAATAAATATTAGCATCTTTTAAATCTTTAGCTTTTTTAAAAACTGTTTCAAAACCAAGATACCTTATTTCAAATTCATCATTAGATTTGATTTCATCATTTTCAATTTCAAACTTCCCTTCTTGATTTGATATTGTTGCAAGGTTTGTTCTTTTACCATCCCTTAATAAAACTATTGTAGCACCATCTAAAGCACCATAACTATCAGTAATTTTACCACTTACTATCATTACTTGGCTATTTTTTTAAGTGTATAATAATTCACTAAAGCACCTAAACTAAAAGATACCATTGCCAATATTAAAAATGTTTTATAAAGGTTTGGGTGTACCCCATTTACTTTTTTTTCTTTATCATCTGTTTTCATCAAAGGGCTTTTTTTACTTGTTCTACTAAAATTCCATTTAAGATTGAGAAAATTCCTACTACACCTAAATTTTTTAAAGTTGTATTTAAGGTAGGAACGTAAAATTTAAACTTCTCACTACCTTCATTTTTAGCAACTAAATAGTGTGCGTATGCTTCTGTTGAAAACAAAGCAAAGGTAACAAGGGCGACTATATCTCTATCTTTCATACTTCAATTCCTAAATTAAAAATTATTAATCTTAATGAATTGCATTGTTCTTTATCTTTAATTACATAAGCTAAATCAATTATGGTTAGCTTCCAAACCCTTACACAAATTGACCACTTATTTTTTTTTGCGGGGCTTCCCCAACTATTTATTAAATTAATTTGTTTTGTTTTCATAGTTCAACTAATTCAGATGAATGATGATTAACTATCCTCATTCGGTTATTTATATTTTTAAAAACATACGAGTATCTTGCCACTACTTTTTTGCCATCTACCATAAATTCATAAACCCCACTTGAAATAGTACAACAATCAAGTTCTTGATTTACATTATCTATAATTTTACAACTGATACTTTTTTTATCTAAAAACCAATCAAAGTATTTCGATATTTGTTTTAGACCCACTTCTAATGGCTGACTATATGTACCAACTAATACTGCATTAACACAATAAAACCTTACCATTTCTGCGGTGTTATTAGGTGAAATTGCAGAAGCCCAATCACTTAATATTGTCGGCACTTGTCTTGTTATTTTTACCATAATAATTTATCGGCATAATAGCCATTTGAGTTTTTTACATTTCTGTCCTTTTTGTGTCTTACTTTATATAGCTTCCTACGTTCTTTAGCAGTACCCTTTGGCACTTTACCTTTTCTTTCAAGAGCCATATAAGTAGGATAATCTTTATATCCTATTGCCCCTACACTTGCCACTTTCTCACCTTTTTTAAAGACATCTATTTTTTTGCCTTTTTTTTTACTTGGTTTTACAGTAACACCCAACTTTCGTGCTTGACCTTTTGTATATGATGAAATAGAATAAGCCATATTAAAAACTTGGTTGCCAATCTTTATACCCACTATAACTATCTAAATTATTTGGATTCCATTTTATACCCCCAAATGATTTTGCTAAATCAGATTTTTGTTTGTCTGACATTTTTTCAAAATCAATATTTGGTGCTAACATCATTTTTCTTAACAATTCAGATGAAGAATAATTTTCGGGGTTTCTTGTACCTAATCTTTTTTGAAAGGCATCTCTCATTTTTTTCTCAAACTCTGCTCTCACTTTTTCTTTTTCTGCAAAAACATCATCAGCACTTTTTGTATCTAACGATAAATATTTTGTGTGAAATTCGGGTAATAATTTCTTTATAAGAAAATAACCCCCATATAATATTCCACTTCCTATAATAATTTTTTTTATCATTAAACTTTAAAATTATTTCGTGCTTCAAACCACTTTCTGTTCTTTGAGCCATCTTTGTTGTAATGAGTTTTTAACTCCCTTTCAATTTTCTGTCTTTGTTTGTTTTTATTATTTAATATTTCATTTACAACATCATCAGCAGATTTTGTTTCTTGTACGTTAAGTTTTAAATTATTTGATTTTGAAATAGAAGGAAGCACTTTTTTAATTAAAAAATACCCACCTATTAAAAACCCACTCGCTATTAAAACTTTTTTTATCACTATCTGTTTCGCATTATATTAACCGCACCAAGAGTAGCAACCAATATAACACCCCCAATAAGTAAAGCACCCAATCCACCATTTGATTTTTCTTTTTGGGGTTCTGCTTCTACCGATTCAGTTTGTTTTTCTGTTGCTTCTTTTTGTTCAGTTTTTGATTTAACTTCATCTTTTACTTTTGCTTCTTTTTCTTTCTCTTTTAATTCTGCTTCTTTTTTCATTTTTTCAGTATGCTTTTTAGCAAAAGATTTTAATTGCTCTACTGCATCAGTAAAGTATTCGTTTAAATAATCATTAATTTCCTCTAATTTGGCTTTGTTTTCTTCATTGTCATCTGATTCAACCTCTTTTTTGGCTAACTCAACCTTTTTTTGTAAATCAATAATTGTTTTTACTCGTTGATTTAAAATTCTTGGCAGTTCTACTGATTCTAACTGCAACTCATTAATTGTGTCTTGAATATTCATATTTAAAAATTTAAAATTATTACAAACTTACTAAAATTTTATTTTATAAAACAATATTATGCCTTAAACTATGCTTCATCTACTTTTCTTTTTTCATCATAATTGTTGCTCTTTTAACTGCATCTTGCCATTTTTCACCATCCCTACGAATAGCTTTAGCAAGTGTCATAGGGGTTTTGCGTTTTTTACGAGTACCCTTATCCATTGTTTTTACACGAGCATACTTTCTTTTACCGCCTTTTTTCTCCATTGCTTCGGATTCATTTCTGCGGTCTTTATAGTTTTGCTCTTTAGTAGAACGCTTCCCTTTGGTGTTACCTAATGATTCATCAAGTTTGTCATTGTAGCCTTGTGTTTTACCACCTTTAGCATATATATTACCCGTTACAAATTTCACATCGGGATTTTTATTTTTTGCATTTAATCTATCAACTTCTTTTAATGCTTCTCTATAAGTATCTTTTCTGCTTACTTGTTTTTTTGTTCTTTTACCGCTTCTCGGTTCAGTTACTTTTATAATATCTACATAACCACCTTTAGCCATTTGAGAAAGGTCGAAATTCATAGCCCAATTATCAAATTCTCTTACGTTGTTTGAATATCCGTATTTATCTTCAAGTTTTCTAACTTCGGCTTGACCAAAATTTTCGTATAATCCTTTTCTTTTGGCTTTAGCAATTAATTGTTTTTTGAATTTGTTAATATCGGCAACTTCCCCACCTTTAGCCATACTATATTCAAATAAAAAATCTAAATCTTTTTTGGATTGATTTTTCTCAACTTCTATTGAATCTCCTTGCGGACTTATGATTGTATTATCTTGATTTTTCACATTAGCAAGAGTATATTTTTTTGCAGAAGCAAAAGTTTTAAAATATAGTGGGCTATCATAATCATCATTCACAACAACTTGGTAATGAATTTCGGGGTCATACATTTCAGAAGTAATTATACCACCTTTAGCGTAACTTTTTAAATAGCCAATTAGATTATTGTAAGAATCTTTTTCGCTTTTATATCCATCACGATATATGTCGTTTTTATAATCTTCCCAATAGTATTCTTTTGAATCTTGGTCATAACCAACGCTTGTATTTCCTTTTGGGTCAAGTTTATCTAATTTCATTTTTAAATCTGAAACTTCCCCACCTTTAGCGTAGTATTCTTTGCCAAATTTTATTTTAATTTTTCCGTTTTTTAATTTTTCAGCATAAACATTTCCTAAATGCCTACCATCAATAATTTCATTAGGAGTTTTAATTACACCTATTGCAGTTTCTTTACCTTTTTCAAAAACTGCTAAATAATAACCTTTTAAAAATTCTCTTTTTAATTTAGGATTTTTTCTGACCTCATTCAAAGGGATAATTTTTTCATTTTCTATATATCCACCTTTAGCGTACCCGTGTGGTGTTGGATATGCGGGATTATAAGTGTTTGCATAATATTGATGCACTCCTTGTGGTAAATCCCCACCCATTGCAAACAAATCCATCTCATTCATAGTACCCGTTTCTCCTACAAGACCCGCTTGACCAAATGGAGTAGGTAGTGTTCCACCCGCTTCCATTTTTCGTATTTTTAATTCTCTTGGGTTTTTGTCATACATATCTCCCTCAAACCAACTTACGACTTTAGCTAACCCTTTGTCTAACTTATCTTCAAGTTCTTTATATGAATCAAACGTAAATCGTTCTACAATGTAATCTTCTAAATTTCCGCTTCTGTGATAAGGTGCTTCAAGATTAACGACACCACTTAATTGAATTGTGTGTTTTCCGTTTTTCCCTCTATCATTATTTGGAGTATAATAAAATGCTTCAACTTCCATCATAACAGAATCATCATCATCTTGGATAAACATATCCAAATCATCAGCTTCATTTGAATAACCCGCATCTTCTAATTCCGAATAGTTTACATTTTCTATTCCACCTAATTCTTTAACAATTTCGGGATATTCTTCTTCAAAGCGTTCAAATCCGTATTCTCTATTTCTTTCTCTAAATTCTTCTATTTTATCATCCAAAGATTTTGTTGGTAATCCTATACCCGAACCTTCTAACATATTGCTATATTCAAACCATCTTGAACTATATCCACCATTAGTAAAAGGAATAAAACCATCTCGGCTTTTGCTTTCTACTTCCTCTCCTTTACTAGTTTCTGCTTGTTCATAGGTTGAATAAATATCCTCAACCGCCTCGTCTATTTTGTCTTTAAGAATTTCATAAACTTTAGAATACTCAATAACTTCCCCACCTTTAGCATAGTTATAAATTTCTCTATCGCCAACTTCATCTGTAACAAATACTTTTCTTTCGGGAAAATCTTTTTTTGCTTCTTTGACTTTTTCAGAAATTAAGTTTTTATTATTTCCTTTCCAATATAAATTTGGTTGATATAATTTACCGCTATTATCCCTTTTTTCAAGCAAAACTTTATATCTTCCATCAATCTCCCCACCTTTAGCAAATGGTAAAGTGTTTTCGTTTTTTTCCTTTCTTAAATATTCTGAATATTTTTTTACTCCACCAAAATTTGAAATTAACTTATTATTATCTGCTTTATAAACTGCTCTTAACTTTTTGAGTTCGTTTAAATTATCTACTATTTCTTTTGTTGATTTGTTTTTATTAAACTTATCTTCTTTTAATTTTTTAATTGGCTGATTTCTAATTTTGTCTATTCTTTTAATTCTGTCAAGATTAGTTTTAATCATCATATCCCAATAACTTTCCATTGAAAGTTCTCCACCTTTTTCCATTGATTGTTGTTGGCGATATACTTTTCCCGCAACTTTTCTACCCACTTCCATAGCTTCCGCTTTTGAGTAAGTCTTTCCATACTCATTTTGAAATTGTTTTTTTACGGGCTTTCCTTCATATCGTTTTGCAACCTTTTTGGCTAATCCATCGAAACCTAATTTTCCACCTTTTTTAAGTTTTGCGGTAAATGATTGAGTATCAACTTTTAAATTAGTGTTTTCTTCGGGAACACCTTTTACATAACTCATAATAAAGGCATCAATCTCCCCACCTTTAGCAAAAATTTCATTTTCATCGAGATACTCTGCTAAATCTTTTGGAGAGGTAAAAGTTTTTTTATTTGAATACTTTAATGAACCATCTCCTTTTGGTTTATTGTCGTAAAGAAATACCTTTCCATCATTTATTATAGCACTCTTATTTAATCTGTTATGTTGATAATCGGTTTGCCCTTTATATTTTCCAAATTGGCTATCTTTAAGCACTCTTTCAAATGCACCCTCTTTACCTAATTTATCAATCATTTTAGAGTAATATTCATCTAAATCTAACTTACCACCTTTAGCGTACCCGTGTGGTGTTGGGTATGCTGGATTATATGTTTGAGCATAATATTGATGCACTCCTTGTGGTAAATCCCCACCCATTGCAAACAAATCTATCTCATTCATAGCACCCGTTTCGCCAACAAGACCCGCTTGACCAAATGGAGTAGGTAGTGTTCCACCCGCTTGTAAAAATGGGGGTGTTTTACCTTTATATTTATATTGTCCTTTAGGTGCGGGAAGTGAGTTTCTATCACTACGATTATCACGATATTCATAATATGTTTTACCATTTTTTGAAACTCGTTTTCCTACGGGCTTTGCTCTCCTTTTAGCATCTTGACTTAAATTAGCATCATCAGGTTTTTGTTTACCATAAGTTTTTGGGTACTTTTCTTCTCCTTCAAAAGATTCTTTTCTTACAAAAGCTAATAGCTTATCAAGTTCTTTTTCAGTTTGCTTTTCAGCTTTTTTAGATTCTTCTTTTACAAGTTTTGAAATCTTTGCTCTTGCTTCTTTGAAAGTAATTCCCTCTTTTTTTGCAAGTTTACTTGCTCTTGTAGAAATATGCTCTTTTTTGCCTTCTTTGGGTGTTGAAGGTGTTTTTGTTGGCTTTGGGTTTTTCTTTGTACCACTTGCCTTTTTGACCTCTTTTTTAACAGTTTTAGTTGTTTTTTTAGGGTCTTTTTTGCGTTCAGTTTTAGTTGTGGGTACTTTTTCTGTTACCTCAACAGTTTTAACCTTTACATTTTTTAATGCTTCGGGCTTACGTTCTTTTAAATCCTTATAGATTTTACGCATCACAGTTTCAAGTTTTTCATTTTCTATTGTGAAACCCTTTGTGCTTTTTTCTGCTTTTTGCAAAAAGTCCTTTCCTTTTGGACTAATTTTACTTTGGTCAATACTTTCGTATATTTCTTTAGTTGTCATATTTCTCTATTTTAAAAATCTGTTATATCTACACTTTCAATTTCTTCTAAAAACTCATCGCCCAAATCTTCTAATGCTTCTGAAAAAATATCAGAATCATCAAATTCATCTTCGCTTAAATCCTCATCAGTTGGTTCTATTGGAAATTCCTCTAAAAACTTATTATTTTTAGCTTTTATTTTATTGGTTAAATCAAGTTCAAAATTATATACTGTATCTAACACTTTTATAAAAGACAAGAAAATACCAATTATTTCTTTTCTTTCATTTTCATCACTTGAATCAAAATCTAAATTATCGTTCCATCTACTTGTGAAAATAAAACGTATCATTTCCCGTGTTAATTTACTTTTAGATTCTGCAAAAGCATCATAGATTTTGTTGTTCTTTTCTTCTTCAAATCGAAGTATTCTTGCCTTTACAGTATATGGAAAATTAGTTCTAACGTGATAATCTTCAAAAAATCCTATTTCTGTATTCAAATCAAAATTTTTATACATCTTAACAAGAGGATGTTCTTTTATCTTTTGTTCAAAATTATTGGTTAAGTGCAATAAAGCTACTTCTTGAATATGTTGTGTCAGATTTCTTAAAACTTGATAAACAAATAAATAATTAGAAAATTTTAAATAATTTATTTTTTCTTTTATATTATTTAAAAAAGAGGTGTTTAAGTCAGTTGATTTCGTATTATAAATTTCTAAAAAGCCATCATAATTAAATTCAAATCCTACATTTTGTAAAGAGGATAAAAAGTAATTTTTTGAAAAGGCACTTAATGTATTTAATGGGTTTGATTTTACTTTACTCCTCTCACCAAAACCTTCCGTTTTTTGATGTTGAATTGTAATATTTTGTATTGCCACACCTTGAATAAAGTTAAAAAAGGTTCGAGTAACATATAATTTTTGGTAATCTTCTAAAGTATTAATTGAAAAATAAAAGCCACTATACGAATCATTATTATATAAACTTATAACCGAACTTCCAAGAGCAACATCAATTAATTTTTTAGATATTTTGTCTTGTGGATTATACAAACTCATATTTTTTCTCGTAAATTCAGGTTCTAAAATTTCATTTATTTTTTTTCTAAATTCTTCATCATAACTATCATCGTTATATGTTTCTACAAAAGATTGTGTCATTAGACAATAAATAGAATTTTCAGTATTTATAGATGTTATTTCATCTTTTGGCTTACGAAGTTTTTTATCTAAAACAGTTAAAATACCAAAAAAACTATCGGATAATTCAGGAAAATTATCTTTAAGTAAATCCACTTGCTCTTTTCTTTTTTCATAAAACAATTCAGTTACTATACCGCTTTTTGTTTCTGATTTGTTTCCAATTTCTAAACCTTTTTGCGGAGAACTGAAAAAGTTTGGCGGGAACTTAAAAATATGCGAGTTTTTAATTGATGCTTTGTATATTTTTTCTGTATCATAAACTCTTATTCTATTTTTTTTATCAGTATTAGAATAAAAATTTAAATTAAAATCTAAAACTTTATCCCTTGTTGTTGCTTTAATACAAAAACATTTATTAAGGTTTTCAATATTATTTATATCTGTTGCAAAATACTTAACAACGTACCACCAAATTCCCGATAATTTGACAAGACTACCAAAAGGAAGAATCTTATTATTGTTTTTACTGTTCATTGAAGGAGAACCACTTGAATTAAAAAAATCTCCGTAATAAGAATCCTCTTGAAGCGTTAAAATTTTAGAATATCTTTCAACAAATGAATTGGCAAAAGATGGTATTTTACTGTAAAAATCTCCACCCTTAATTTCTTCTTCAAAACCAATATAGGTCGTTTCATTTTGAAATAAAATGTTATAAAAGGACTCGGCTTCACCCATAGAACCCTCATCATTTCCATTATTAAGCACACCGAAAAGCAACATCTCATTTATGTTGTCTAAATTGTTTGAACCAATAGTTTGTTTTATTTGAGAAGAAACTATTTTGACTAATGGTGGTATTTTTCCTTGCGGGGTATCAAACAATAAATCTTTGGCTTCATCCATTTTATCTAAAGGCTTTGTGTAATTATAAGGTAAATTAAATTTTGTGTCTTTTTTAATAATATAATTAGTATTTATTTTTATTACCCCCACATTCTGAAATTGTTTGCTTTTTGCAAATACTTCATAAAAAGAATTTGCATTTAAATCTTCAAAATCATTCTCCGTATATAGTTTATCCAACTCTTTAACATTATTATAAACACGCTTTGAATCTCTTATTGATTTTTCAAAATCTATTTCAAATTTTGGAAATTCAAAGGGTATTATTTCATCTCCACCTGAACTTGTTTTTTCTTGTTCTACTTTAATACTGTCAAGAGTAGTAAATGGTGGTTCAACAACATTGCTTAAATAATTTTTATAATTTGTAACACTTGCTAAAAAAGGAAAAACAACATTGTTTGAATACTTACCTTCATTTAAATTGTCATTAATTATTTGATTTATTTCGTCATTTTCTTTTAACCCAAATAATAAAGATTTTACATCATTTATTAAATCAGTAGGATTAAACAAAATAGGACTTACTATATTTTGTTGTGCAAATGTGTTATAAAATAATCCAATAACTTCATAAGAATTGTTTTCATACCTCACCGAACTTCCTATTTTTAATTTATATGGTTGTGCGGGTTGAGTTAGTTTTTTTAAATCTCTAACGCTTCTTATCTCAAATCTTGTGAGTAAATTAAAATATCCCTTATCAAACATTTGTGCAACAAGGTCTTTTTGTTTGAAAGAAGAAGAACCACCTGACTTATAAAGAGGAAATTCGATTGTCATTACGTCATTTGAAGAATCAGAAATAGCACCTAAAGTATAAATTAAGTTATCGCCTTCTAATAAAATTATTTTTTCTTTTGCCATAATTATTGTGTTGATTTATAACGAGGTGTTTTAATTTGTTCGTTTATCATTAAAATCAAATTTCGTCTTAATTCTTCTCCATCTTGAACTTCTGATTGACTTGACATATATGTTTTTTGAAGTATGTTTGGATTTTTCTCATCGTTGTTAGTGTAGTCTAAATTTTTAAAAACATCTCCAATTAGTGTTTCTGACAAATATTTATCAGCATTTTCTGTGGCTTCATCAGAACTTTCGCCTTTTTCAAGATTAGATTCTAATTCTCTATTTCTTACTCTTGAAATAACACCTTTAGGGTTTTTTGAAAGCATTAAAGAAATATAATCTAAATTTCTGTTAAAAGATTCTACAACTCTGTCTTTAGCCCAATCTTTAAAGGATTGAAATACAACTGTTCCATCATTTGTGAAATATGAAATCGCACCACCTGAAATTCTACTGTTGATTTCACTTGGTTCATACGTTTTACCATCTTTATCTTTAAAATCATACCAAACTTCACTACCCTGAAAAGGAGAAGTCAAATAAAGCATTAAGTTTTTACTTGCTTGTGTTGGCTTTACCAATCCTAATTTATCATATTCATAATATGCGTTTCTTACATATTTCATAAAATTTCTTGCTTCTTCTTCACTCATTGGAGAAGAAGAACCCCAATTTAAATCGGTTAGTGTCGGCAAAGAATTATCTTTTTGCTTCCAAAAGTTTTGCAAATCATAAAAATAACCAAACTTGGCATTAGAACCCAAACCTCTAAAATATCTACTATCAGCAACGATTACTCCAATTTTGTTTAAATCAAGAGGTTCGCCATATTCTTTAATTAAAGAATTTTGCACATAAGCATTTCTTTTTGAATTATAATATGTACTCCATTCGCCTGACCAAATTCTTGTTCTTACACCCGCTTGTTCTAATAATTTTGCTATCATTAAAGATGGTAATGCTTTTAAAAATCTACCCGAACTTGTCGTTCCGTGATAACCACTATTGTTTATATACAAATCAACAAATGGTGCAACTCCACCACCCATTCTTTCTCTGTAAGCATATACCTTTTTTTCGGTTGAGGTGAATCGAAGTCGTTTACTTCCCATTTTAGTAACTTTTTCTCCTAAAATATTTTCGGGTACATACAAATTCAATTTTCCTAAATATGATTTCTTCAACTTGTTAGGAAACGTCTTTAACATCTCTGTTGTTCCTTCTTGTCTTGGCTCACACACCAAAACATCTTTTCCATTTTTTATAAAAAATGTTTTAATCCCCCCTACCTTTTCATTATAAACATCATCGGCTTTTACTATTTTATCTAATTCAATGCAATAATATTCTACGGGTCTTATTAAACCCTTTGATGCTTTACTAAAATCAAACATTCCTTTTGGTATTGAGGAATATTTTATTCGTGCTTTTTGTAAATCACCACCTAAATCTATTGAGGATTCGGCTTCATAAATTAAATCATCAACTAATGATAATAATGGTGGATAAAAAAACTGACCAAAAACATTATCTAATTCAAATTGCTCACTAACTGATTCACTTGAATCAGAACTATAACCCCAAAAATTAACTCCTAAATCACTACTACCACCACCACCTTCTGTAAGTCGAGTTTCGGTTCTGTATAGTTTGTTTTGTTGAGTTGAGGTTTCAGTACCTTTTTCAATAAAGGTTCTTGCGTTTTCGCTAAAACCTATCAAAGACAAATTTAAATTCGATATTTTTGAATATCTTGCCATTATCTAATTACTCCTTCATATTTAGTTTTATCTGCTTTTATTAAAGCATCTGCTTCCGTAATGTCTAAATCACTATCAAGTTTATCCAATGGTAATTTGTTTTTAGTGTTTATAAGTTTGAAAAACTCATCTACATTAACATCTTTTTCCAATTCCGATTTTTGTGAACGAGTAAATAAATCTAAAAATGATTCAATACCCTCTTGTAATGTTTTAGCGTTTGGTATTGGGTTCTTTTGTGCAAGGTTAATTCTATAAGCAATATAAGTATCACGCAATGAAACCATAGCCCTTGTTGATACAAATGCTCTTGATGAATACCTATCTCTACTTTCTATTGCAGTTCTTAATTTGAAAAGAAAATTAAATAGAAAGGCAAAATTGCAAATCATTTTTTTACCTTGCATTTCAACCATAATTCCACTCATAATTTGAGTAAGTTCGTATTCGGGGTCAATTAATAGTTGATATGTGCTACCCACAAATCTATCTTGAAGTGATAAATCTTGCTTAAAATTCGCTTCATAATCTGCATCTGCTTCATTAAGTTTTGAGTTACCCGTTGCAATAACAAAAATATTTCCTTTATCAACTCTTTCACCCCTTCCATTCATTATATATGGTGGTACTAATTTTGGCTGACCATCAATCATTTTTAATTTTAAGGGGTCTTTTATTTTAGACAACCCATCATTTAAAACACCCGCAGAGTTTGGGTCAAGTTTTGGTAATTCGTCTAATAAAAGTAATGCACCGCTATAAGGTTTTCCATTATCAGGATTTATACCAAGACCTTTTTGACCTTCTTCGTCTAAATTTCCAAATGCTTGTGTTAATCTTCCCTCTTGATAGCCCTCAATGGTTTGACCACCAACAATTTGAAGTTCTCCCGTGAATTGGTTACAGTTCAGGGTTATTAGCTTGTAATTTAAGGCATCTGCAATCTGACCCGATATGTAAGTTTTTCCCGTTCCCGCACCACCATATAGATATACGTTATTACCCGCTTCTGCATCAGAAAGCATAACTTCAAAAATTCTTCTTACTTTACCACCTTCGGTTTTGGCTTTTATATTTTGAAAATTTACAAGAGTAACAGTTTGGCTTCTTCCTATTAACTCAACTACATCTTTTTTAAGATTATTGATTCCAAATTTTGTTGTTTTAATTTCATCCGAAACAATATCACGAACTTTATTATCTTGTATATTTACAGATTGTACTGCTTTATCAAGTTGCGAACTCAATTTATTTACAAGTTGAGTTACATCATCTTCCGATAAATCATCATCAGCGTTTTCTAAAGCAATTAACCTATCAAGTTCTTCTTGATAAGCATCTAACAAAACTTGGTCTGTTTCATTTTGTATTTTCTGTTCTAATTCTTGTTTAGTTAAAGCCATAATTAATTATTTATATTTTCAATGAATTGTTGATTTTTTTCTGCTTCTTTTATAAGTTGTTGGTTGAACTCATTTACTGCTTCTGAATATGCTTTGTTGAATAAATTTGAAAGCGTAGCTTTTTGTGATTCAATATATTTACTATAAAGCGTTTTTCCATCTTTGTTTTTATCTTCATAAGCACAAGTAATTACTATAACATCAGTTTTAAATGTAGCAGATAGTTTAAGACTTTCAAACGCATCATTTTTTGGTTTTATGGAAATTTCAAAGAATGTTACACCATCTGTTTTTTCAAAACTTTTATATATAGTTACATATTCAAGTTCCTCTTTTACACCTTTGCTACCCGCACTTAAAACTTCTTGTGTCAAGTAAAAATAAGGTGGTTGATAGCCAAATTGTAGTAATTCGTTTTCAATTTTTTCTTGTAATTTTTCTTCTTCGCTTTGTTCTTCAAATTTTGAAGGGTCAAATGGTGGTGGACTTCCACCATTACCGCTTTCATCTTCACCATCATCTGAATCATCACCGCTTCCGCTTCCGTTTCCACCTTGACCATCATCATCATTATCATCATCTGAATCATCACCGCTTCCGCTTCCACCTTGACCATCGTCATCGCTATCTTCACCATCGCCATCCCCTTTAAAATCAGGGTTGTTTAAAAGTTGCTCTAAATCATCATCAATTTGACTTTGACCAACTCCTTGCCCTTCTCTATCATCTTCAAATGGCTTAATGCCTTCAACATCTATTGGCTCAATTTCAACAGTAGGTTCTACTACACCTTCTACCTCTTGTTGATATATTAAATTTGTTAATTGCGAATCTGATGTACCTACATCCAATCCTGAATTTCTTAAAAGAGATTCTTTAGTTGTTTGTGGTAATGTCATAACCAAAAGTTCTGCATCATTGATATTATTGACACCTGAACTTAAATTAGTTTGACCCGTTAATGTTTCAAGATTACTTATTATTATTCCCATTTTAAAAAATTAGACCACCCACTTCTAATCTACTATCCGCAGATTGTTTTGTAAATGAATTGTTAGTTGTGAATTTGATTTGATTTGAGTTAAATGCAGTAAAACATAATGAAGCATCTTCAAACCCTCTTTTTTGCGAATCGGGTATATATTCATAAAAACTAAACCCATCAAAAGGAGTATTATTTCTTATGTATAAATTAAAATTTTGCCATTGTCTTATAAGTCGCCAAGTATAAACTTTCGTAGTTAAATTTTTATAGTTTTCATAGCCCTTAATTTTGCTTAAATCTATATCATATTTAACAGTAACGTATTCTAACAATTTATTAAAAGGTACTGCTTCTACACCAAATGGGGCAAAATCAATAGGGTTTTTAATATCTAAAAAACAAGAATAAACATAAGTTCCATCTGTAAAGTTATCCTTTTTAATGCCCTCTCCTTTAATAAACGCATCATCACCTCTAAAACTTGAATACTCTGCAAACCACGTTGCAAACTCTTTCTTTTTAGAAAAATAATGTAAGTTATTTTCTGTATATGTTTCCCAAGAAACAAACTTTTTATTTGTTCCGTGATACACCACTAATGGTTCTTTTGTTGTTGGGTTAATAATTTTTGAAACACCTTCGTAATTATTATTTTCATAAGCTAATTGCCAATCTCCAAACCAATCTATAAAACTTTGTGTTTTTACTGCTTCTTGTTCTCTTTTGGTTAATTCAGATGTTTTTCCATTTATTGATTTTGATTTTGTAAGTTTTCTTTCAATATCCATATTTCCAAATTCTACTAATGAAGAATCTATAATAGAATCTAAAATATCATCAAAACTTTTTTGCTCTAATTTCAGTTCATCTAATTTGATTTCAAATCTCCTTATTTTTCTTAATTCAATACCTTTTTCAAGTTCAGATAAATTTGCTTTTTTAAGATTATAAATCTTACGCATATTTTGAATTTTATCTTTTAAAAACTTCATCTCAAAAGTTTCCTCATATATTTTCGGTTCTTTGATTTGTTTTTTAGTTTCTTCAACATCTAATTTAGCGGGAAATTCATCAGGACTTAATTGACCACCTTCTGCAAACTTATCTAAATTTTCAAGATATTCTTCCCCAAGTTCTTCTCTTGCATTATCAAAAATTTCATCATCAGTTGTACCACCATTAGCATAACTGCTTAAAGGTCTTTCATATTCCGTATAACCTATCATATCGGGATTAAATCTGTCAAACTCATTTCTTGCCCATTTTTCAGCATCTCTATAAGTTTTAAAATATTTTCTTTCAACTTTAAAGCCCTTGTCCTTGTTCATAAAATCTACATAGGCTTCATTGACTTCCCCGCCTTTATCATACACATCTCCAAAGCCATAGGTTGATTGTAAATCAGCCATTGCTTCATTTGGGTCGGTAACTATTGCAGTTGTAACACCACCTAAAGCATAATTAGGATTTAATGCGATAAGTCCATTTTTAATATAATATTTATTATTTGATGCTAATCTTTTTAATACATCAACTTTTACATCTAATCCATTTTGTATTGCTTTTTCTTGTATCAAATATTGAATATCATCAATAAGACCACTTGAACCATATCCAAAACCAATTTCAACAGTATTGTTTTTTTTAATAGCCAACCAATCATAATCGCTATCAAGAATAACCATATTATCTTTAATATATGGGTTAAATTTATTTTTTGATATAACTTTTCCGTTTACTAATAAATCATCAAAATCGCCAAAATATTTTTCATTAGGAGATTTTTCTAAAAAAACATCTATTACGTCATTACCATCTTTAGAATAATTTGTAACTCCACCCAAAGCATAAGCTAAATCTTTACCACACATAGTTTTTCCACCATATTCATACTCGGCATTGCAGTCGAATTGAACATCGTTTGGAACTTGACCACCATCTGCAAATGAAACACCACCACCACTTTCGTTAATAGCTGAAAGAATTTGTCGGTTAGTCATCATTTTTCCATTGAAACTTCGCTTTTTATTATCTGAAACTGCATCTCTTGTAATAACAACTTCACCGCCTTCCATTTCAAGAGGTTGCCCCGTAGATTTGTTTATTGCTTTGATTCCACCCTTACTATGTCTTTTTCCAACGAGCATACCACCCGCTTGACCCGAAGCGTGAACAATTTTATCTTTTATTTTACCATCGGGGTTGAAATCTGTTTCTCCACCTTTTTCAAACACCCCACTTGCAATAGCATCTACCTCATCAATACCATCGTGGCTTGTTGCCATTCTTGGTAGGTCGATTTGTATTTTACCGCCTTTTTGTTTCACTTCAAAATTAGAAGGGCTTAATCTTTCATAATATCCTTTATAAAAGTCATTTCTATTAAATTGTTCTTCATCAATAGAATAACCAAGTTGAGAATAAACTCTATTTTGTGGCAGTTTAATCCCTTTTTCTTCTATAATTCTATAATCATTGCTTCCACCATCAACAATCATATATCCATCTACCTTTTCTTTAATTTCGTTTAAAGCTGATTTCCCTTTATCAAAGAAATCATCAATAACTTCGAGTGGAACAAAACGACCACTTTTTTTATAGCGTTCTAATGCTCTTTTTACAATGACATCTTTTGGAACATTATCTATGTAAACAACAAATATCTTGTAGTTCAATTTTCTTAATAAATCAATTAATGGTAAATACGATTTTGTATTGTTCATTGTACCATCATAAATTAAATCAAATTCACAAGGAAGCCCGATTGTTCTATCTGAAAGTAAAGTGTTTACAATGTCTTTAGTTTCTAAATGTGTTTGAGATGCGTTCCAACCTTCGTATTCAGGAAGTTTTGACCTTACCTCATCAGCATCTATTCTTAATAATTCCTCTGATAATAAATAAGGTGCATACTTTCTTAAAAAAGTAGATTTGCCACTTGCGGGAGAACCACCCATTAAAATTGCAATAGGTTCATCTGATTCAACGCAAATTAAATCATCTTTAAATTCGTTTATAATTTCTCTGTGAAGTTTTTGTCTTTTGGGGCTATATTTTTGAGTAGATTCATTATAATAAATTGATTTTGTTTGAGGTAATGAATTAACATAATCCGTTAAAACCTCTATTGATTCTAAATCATTTTTTCTTTCACCATTTTCGTCAAATAACCTTTGTTGCATTTCATCTGACATAATGCTTTCTGTAAGACCGCCTTGTTTATAATATTCAGACCAATTTATTTTTTCTGTTTTTCCACCCATTTGCATTTTAAGTTCTTTAGCATCTACTTTACTTGCTTTACCACCCATAACCGCAGAATAAACACGAGCCATAGCCCATTGCTCTTTTGATGTTACGTTTGGTCGTACAGATTGTGGATTGGTTTTATATGCACCAATTCCTTTATTATAAATTTGTTGAAGCCCTCTTTTGCTTATCCCCGTATCTTTAGCAATGTCGGAAAGTGAGTTTGATTTAGATTTTTCATACCCGTATTTCTTATTGTATTTTTCTTTCCAAGTAGCCATAGAATATTCTTTAAAGACAACTTACAAATATAAAAAAATAATTAAAAAAAATAAAATTATTTTTTGCAATAAAATTATTGTATTTAATTGTCAGGTGAGTAATTTAATTTAGGTTTTAGTGTTTTAACAAAAACGGGAAAGTTTTTACCTTTTTTTTCATTTATAAGAGAAAAAGCATCTAACCATTCAAGGGCAGTATCAAAATCTAAATCCATATCAGATTTAATAAGAATATCTAAACAAACCCAATAATCATAAACTATTTTTTTAGGAACAGAATCAGCAACACCAATTATTGCGTTCTCAAACCCATCAGCTAAAACAATGTTTTCGTTTGAATCTATATATTCTCTTTCGTATAATTCTTCAAGTATGCCAATCTTTCTTTCCAATCTTTTATAGTTTTCTATTTTCTTTCTCATTTATTGCTTTTAGTCGTTATTAGCAATTTTATTTGTAAAGATAATAAAAATAGGTATTTTTGTTGCAAAGAATAATAATTTTTTAATAATCTAAAATCAAAACTTATGTTTGATATTAAAAGTCCAGATTTTTTAGGCGGAAACAATGTGCATAATGTAATTCAAATTGCACTACTCGTTTTTATCGCTTATAAAGTAAAGTAATTTAAATTCTCTTTATAGTTTCTAAAAATTTTAAAGAGATATTTTTCCAATTTAATTTTACCACCTTATCGTATGATAGGGTGGCTAAATTTTTTTTGTCTTTATTTAACGCAAATTCCATAGCCCTTATTACGTTTCCAATATCTGATTTAAAACGTATTTTTTCGTAATCCTTTGTGTAAACAATAGGGTGCAGTATGTTTATTGGGATAACTAACTCTCCATTATTTGTAATTTCTGTTAAAGATGTATGTATGGGGCATATAACGGGTGTTTTAGTTGCCATAGCTTCCGTTACAGTCAATCCCCAACCTTCCGCAGTTGTAGTTGTTATATAGCAGTCAAACGTATTGTAAATTTCGTTTAATTCAGTTATATCAAAACCTTTATTCTCATTGTAGTTATTAGGTAGCCAAACGTCTTTACCTATTTCAAGTTCTAATCTTTCACACAATCTCTCTATATCAATTCCAAATGGGTCTTTTGGATTACAATGTAAATAAATAATACATTTAGGATTTTGCTTTTTAAATTCAGCAAAACAATATAAAAGAGTTCCATAATCTTTACGGGCAGAATTTCTATTTACACTACCAAAAATAAAATAATCATCGGTAATCGATGAAAAGTATTTATGTTTTAATTCTTTTTTTTCTTCAATAGGATAAAATTCTTTTGTGTTTGTTCCGTGAGGTATAACTGATAATTTCTTATAAGTTGAATTTGATAAAAGAGGTTTTAAAATTTCTCTTGCATATTCAGTATAAGTAAAACTCTTATCGAAAAACGAAAGAACATCTACATCTTTTTCCCTTACTGTTGAATCAATAGGAAAATATATTAAAGATTTAAAACTTGGTTTGTTTGCTATTCTTTTTTGCTTTTTTATTTCTTCCAAATGTGGCTTTAAAGCATTTATAACTTCAATATCATTTAAACAAAAAAGATGCGTGTACTTACCATTGTACAATAATTTTAAAAATGATTTTCTTGCATATATATCATCATCCCCTTGTTCTCTTGTATTCATAGCGGGAATTACATAAACATTATCTTTATAGTTATATGCTTCGGTTTTGTAATTATTTGTTGCAAAGACGCTAATTAGACCATTATCTTTTAAAGCACTTGACCAAGTATCAATTAAGTTTTTTGACACCATTCCAAAGCCCGTTGTACAGTCAAAATCTCCGTAATATAATAGGTTTATAAATTTTTTCTTCATTTGTGTTATTTGGCAAGAAGCACACCGCCCACAAATCCTAAACCCGCCCACAAATATTTATTGTTGTAAAAAGGTTGTTCGTATCTTATAACGATATTGTGCATCTTTATAGTTTCTGTGTAGGGATTTTTATTAAGTAGTATAACTTCGGGATTTGATTTTCCAAAAATGTTTAATTTTTTGTCAGCTATATAAATCGAAAAATCATTTTTAATCCTTAAACTATCTATTCCTATTCCAAGATTTGTTGCATATCCACTAATTGAATACCACCCTTTAGGTTCTTTATAGTCAAAATAATTTTTATAATCAAAAGGTTTTTCATTAAGAGAATCAATTACTGTTTTGTAATACTCGATGTAAACAGTATCTACTTTTGTTTGAGTAACAATCTTTACTTTAGATTTTATTTTTTTGAGTTTGTTTATTTCAATTAATCCGTTTTTAATAGCTTCTTTTTGAGAAATTATTATTTGTGCTTGACTTGTAACCTTTTCATTTTTTTTGTTAAAGTCAGTTTTAAATTTTTGGTTTTCAATATCAAGATTACGAATAACAGAATTTAAGGATTCAATTTTTTTATGACCTTCACACGAATCAACTGTTTGAACGACCAAAAAAATAAGTAAAACATAAAACCAATTCTTATAAAACTTCTGTATTAATCGCTTTGATATATAAATCATCCCTATAATTTTTTGTCCTCGTTATTTTTTAAAAAGTTAGTTAATGAACCCACTAAACTGTCCGCAGAAAAAAGCATAAGCGTTGCGAAAATTAGTAAAATGGTAAATACATACATATTGTGATTTTCAACCTCTATCAAATAGTAAAACGATACTGCATAGCATACTAATCCAATTAAAGTTGTTTTCCACTCTTTAAGGTTTTTTAATTTATTCATAACATATTATTTTACAAGTTTAAATACTACACACCCATAATAATCTTTAAAGATTTTTATAATCTCATATTTCTTTTTATAGATGCACTTAATAATCTGTTCTGTTTGTGTAGGGTTTAATTTAGTATTTGAAAGCACGATAAATTGTGGGTCGTCTTTTATTATTCTTTTTATGTATGAAGTCCAATCTTCAAAATTATGATTGCAGTTTATATGCATCAAATCATATTCTCGTATGTTTACTTTTTCAAATGGTTTATTTATAAATTTAATATTATCAAAATTACCAAATTCCCCAAAGTGTTTTTCATTGATAGAGTTAAAAGATATTTTAGAAAAATTATTTTTAATGTAACTACATAAGAAACCTTCGTTTTCATAATTAATAAAAACAGTTTTTAAATTGTATTGTTTTATTAATCTTTCAATAAACAAAAGTTGTCCGTATAAATCTCCTTGATTTGTCCGTATATTATTCAGTATATCTTCAACACTCGGCATATATTAATCTTTTAAAATGTCTTTGAGTTTTTTCAAATTTTCTAATTTTTCTTCTGATTGACAAAACATATCAAATGCTTCATCTATATTTCTATAATAGTCCTCTGTTGAATGGTCGCCAATACCAACTGATTTATTATAAAGCAAAGTTAAAGATAATAATGCCTTATTTCTTTGCAAAATAGCCGATTGTTCTATATAATCTAAAATTTCTTTCATATTTACTCGTTAAATGGTTTTATATATTTTTCTTCGTTGGGTAATCCACCCCATTTGCTAATATAGTATTCTTGATTATCCATAAACTTATCATTTAAACTTCGGTCTTTCATTATAGTTTGTGAATTTCTATAAATTTCAGGGTTTAAGAAACTTGATGAGGTTATTTTTTTCTTTTTAAGTAATAATCTATATTTAAAGTCATTATCTTCAAAGTATGCGGGATAAAAATTTTCGTCAAATACAAATTCCTTGAAAATGCGTTTCGGAAGTATATAAGAACACAAATGCTTTTCCCCGTGTACCAAATCAAATGAAGTGCGTTTAATAAATTTATAAATATCCTTTTGATTTTTTCCCAAATATATATCATCGTTTAACATTAAAATATAATCAACAGTTTTGTACGCTTGTTTGCATAAAAAATTCCAAGATTTTGCAACACCAAAATTTTTATTGGTTCTAAATATTTTAAAATTTTCTTTTCTTTTTATTATTTCTTGATTCCCGTTGTCTAAAATAAAAATATCAGCATTGGGAAAATCAAAAAAATATTTTTCTAATGATTCATTTAATAAATCAGCACGATTTATAGTGGGAATACCAACTGCAAACCTCATAACATATCCGCATCAAAACAATTATTACTACAATAACCTTTTTTCTCTATCGGTTTACCACAATGCATACATTCATTCTCATAATCATCATCGTATGCGGGATTTCCATAATCTACATATTCCATCCTTGATTTGTTTTTTAAATTTTCTAAAAAGGAGAGTTATCGTCAATAATGTCAGCATCTTCTAAAATTTCACCCGTTTCTTTTTCAACAAAAATTACTTCTGTTTGAGTAGATGCGTTTTTCTCTATAAGTTCAATCCAATCAATGATAGCAGAAGTAGAGTATCTTTCTATTCCGTTTTTATCAGTATATTTTTTACTTGAAAGGGTGTAACCTAATTTAATCTTATCAGTTTTTTCGATACCTAAATCTCTAACAGATTGTATTGTTTTTGAAAAACCAATAAAACATATTGGAAAAATCCTATCTCCCTTTTTTTTGCGTACTACAACCTCTACTATTTTATCTTGAATGTTGAGGTCGAAAATTTTAGCTTCTATTGTCATAAAGAATAATTGTTATTTACAAAAATAATAAATTTATATCATTTTTTCATTAATTGTTTTTAAAAATTCGTCAAATTGTTTTTGCTCAAATGATTTAAGCCATTGAATAACTACATAATTTCTCGCATTTTGTCTTATATTAAATTCCTTTTTTTGTCTTGCATCTTTTACAAATTTATTTGTATTGTTTAATGCATCAGTAATTGCTGAATCTTTAATTGATGAAGCAACTTGTTTTTTGCCATAAACCATAGCTTGTTCTACCAACTCTTTTGTTATTGGATATAAGTTGTTTTTTTTAATGAAATCATAAGTAACATTACCATAATCATAAAAATTATTATCATTACGTTTTTCATATAAAACACTTAAACTTCCCCTTGTTAAAGCAATTCGGTCTTGAATTGAAATTTCTTTAGGTTTATTATCAATTTTATTAATTGTATCTCTAATACCAAATATAACTTCACCTTTATACTTTTTATAAGCATTTAATATTTTAGAAATATACAAGGGAGTAAAACTTTGATAATGCTCTACATCAATATTTAATGTACCTTTAATAGATAGGTTAATTGCTTGATTAATATCAACTAAATTCAATTCAGAAAAGTTTTCTCTTATGAAGTTTACATTCATAAATAACTCCTCTTGACTTAATTCCTCTTTAACACCAATATAGAATCTCCATTTACCAATTAAATCAATCAATGGTTTTAATTCATCATTTGATTGAAATTGTTTTATTCGTTTTAATGAATAATACGCTTGATATATTTCAATTTTATCTTTACTAAATCTACCCTTGATTGAACCAATCGACTTGTTTAGCTTTATCAACTGCGGATTGTGTTTTTGCAAACCTTTCATTCCCTTTATTTATTTTGTTTGTTTCATTTAAATAACTATCAAATTTATTACCAAATAAAGTTATGGGTCTTAAATATTCTTCCATTGAAGTACCTAACCATTTTTCAGTTTTAATTTCAATTACTTTTATAAAATCATTTTCAATAAAACCTTCCTTTATTCTTGAATTAATACAACTAATTGTTTTACTACTTTTTGTGGTAAAGTTTTTATTGGTTTTACTATTTAAAAATTCAATTACATTTCTAATTATTTCCTTATTATTTTCAATAGGTTTTTTCTCTTGAACTTTATTTGAATTTCTAATAACTTCAATAATTAAAATACCATTGTTTGAATCAATAAAAACTCCATTGTTTTTTTTATTAAAAAAAGGTAAGCCAAAACGTAATATTCTATAAAATTTAGTTTTATTAAATCCAAATACTTTTTTCAATTCATTGATTGAAACAAAAGATTGTTTACCATCAATAATTTGACCTAAAATATACAACCAAAAAATCTGATAATCTTTCGGCTTCTTATATAATATATTCAAGAATTTTATAAGCATTGACTTTAATCAACTATATCATCTAAAGAAACATCTAAAGCGGTTGCTAAAATTTTTGCAGTATTAGTATGGTAATTAGTTAATTTACCATTCACAATCCTATTGATTCTATCTTTACCAATTTCATTCCCATTGGACTTAATTAGTTCATACAAATCAGTTTGTGTTAATCCTCTTTCAATGAGGATTTTATTGATTTTCGTAACTTCGATTTCGATTTTTGCCATTTCTTTTTATTATTATTAAATGATAAAGCATTACGCATTGATTGAGCATAATGCTTTAGTTTTTCTAAATTATTAAACTTATTCTTTTTCAATTAAATCAAAAAGTTTTATTGAGTAGATATAATCCCTTATATCATCAGCCATTTCTACTTCATTTTCCCAACCTATCCAATCTCCATCAGGAGTTGCTTTAACAAAAACACAATTACCTAATATTTGATGTTCATAACCATCTTTATTTTTGATTTTAATACCTCTTGACCATTGACCAAAAGTTCCTTCTTCATCAAGTATTAAATGTAACTCTTGTTTGTTTTTTAAATTACCTAACCAAACCCTCTCAATCATTCGAGAATTACAATCAACTAATTTATAAAGTGTTTCAAGCCCAATATTCCCATCCTTAACTGTTTTAAATTGAATTAGGTCTTGGACTGCATTTTCCATTGTTTTTTCGGGTTGTACATCAACCATTGCAACTTGTATCATATTTTCTGTTTTTTGATTACATTACAAATATATGATTTATTTCACAAAACAAAAAATTATTTTTTAAATGAATTATATTAAATCCTCTATTTTATTTAATTTATGGTTCTCAATTTCATAAATTGCTTCTTGTAAAATTAATTGACTATTGTTAGAACGAACTCTTACAGTTCCTTTTTCATAGTATTTAGACCTATCTAATAATTCTTCTTTTGTTACCCAACCACATATAGTCAATATATTGTTTTTTTTATTCAAAGAACAAAAAATATAAACATCACAATCAAACTTTAATTGTAGTGAAACAAAATTATTTACAAAGTTACTTTTTACTGCAACAGTTCTCCCCATTGTTTTAACATCAATTTTAAAACCTTTGTAATATAAATCATATCCCCCATCAAAACCCACATTAAGAGTTGTGTCTAAATTTAGATATTCCTTTACTTTTACTTCTCCTAATAAACCTACAAATTGTTGTTCTTTATTTCCATTGAATTTATCTCTATTACCAATATTATTAGATGATAGAAAATCCCAAACTTTAATTTTGGTTTGTTTATCTATCGGTATATTAATTAAGGCACTAATGATTAAAACAAATGAGTAATACGGGCTATTTGTCCGTGTTGTTTATGGTGAAGAAAACCCTCTACTGCTTTTGGATTGTGTTGATACCCGTTTCGATGATGCCAACTATCAGTACCGCAAGGAGTTCTTAATGATTCAACTGTAACACCTATAAAATCTTTTGAAGTTTTGTGATGAACGTGATGAGTATAAACGTATCTATGTTTACAATCCGACCACCATTTAGGAAATTCTTGTGCTAATAATAGAGGTAAATCTTGTGCTTTTGCCCCATCTCCGTGAGTTGTACCAATTAAGTTAATCCCGTACTTAAATCCTTTTCTATGTGCAATACTAACGTCAAAAGTTATGTTTTTATTGTTATGAAACCAACTGCTTATGACATCAGCTAAAAAGAATCCATTAGAATAATCGTGATTTGAAGGATTAAATGTAAAGTGAACATCTGCGACTGTAAGTAATAATTCTAATACATCAATATAAAGTTTTTTTGCTATTAGAAAGTTTGAATACCACATTCCCGTTGTATCTTGGGGAGTACCACTTGTAGTTTTTCTGTGAGGAACGTCAATATGTAATATATCATTACCACCAATAAAAAGTATTTTATCAATTTTAAAAGAACTTGTTTTATCAAGTATTCCCTTAACACCTTCCATAACTCTTTGTACCGCTATTTGATTGTTATAATCTTCACCCGTTTCAAACGCTTCACAAAGTTTCCCTATATGAACATCTGCGGGGTCAATTACCAACAAATGACCTTCCTTTGGTTGAGTTCTTTTGAATTTAGGATATTTAGGTGCGAATTGTATTAGTTCTGCAACTAAATCTTTTCTAATTTCTTCATAAGTAACTTGTTCGTTTTTAACAAAAATTGAAAAGTGTTTACCCTTATGCCAATAGTGTTTTACTTTATCAGTAGGTATGCCGAGTTTTTGAGTTTCTTCGGCAAGTAATGGATGATTATTTATTTCAAGTTCTTGTAACCATTTTGATTTATTATATCTAATACAAAATCTTGCGTTATCATTTAGTTTATGAATTTCTGTTGAAAACCCTAATAGTTCTAAAGTGTCTTTTGCAAGAGTTGAATTTTGATATTTTCCGTTGTTTTCGGAGAGCAACCTTTTGGCAGTATCTTTAAATTGTTGCTTATCTACATTTTGCCATTGATTTGGGTTTTCATTGGTGTTTGTGTTTTGCATCTTGTATAAATTGTTATTGCAAATTACAAAAGATTATTGCTTGTTACAAAATTATTAAGGCATTAATTTGTTTATTATAATAAAAAAAACCCCCAAGATAGTTTCACTTGGGAGTTAAAAAAGTTTCACTTCGGTTTCACTTGAAATGAAAAAAACTACTTCTACTACTTATATAAACAAAAATTTAGTTCCACTTTAGTTTCACTTTTTATTTTAATTAGTTTCACTTTCCTCATTTAATAATTTAGAAAAAACTTCTAAACCATAAATATAACCCATTGTAAAATCCCAACTATTTATACTAATAACGTAATGGTGGTTGTTATACCAAAATTCTGCAATAGGAGATTTTTCTTTAAATGCTTTCTCAACTGATTTTTCTAAAATACTTTTAAATTCAGTTATTTCTTTAATTGTATTAAAGTCAAGATGTTCAATAGGATGATTAATTTTCATTTATAAGTTTTTAACTGATTTTCAATTTCATCATAAAGTTTTTGATGCTTATTCAAGCCCTCATCTTTTAATAGGTTTTTAATTTTGTTTAATAATTTAAACATTTTTCTTTTACTTTTTTCTTTAGCAAATCTTCTATTCATTCTTTCAATCATATCAATATAATATGAAACAACATCTAATTCTTTTAGTTTGTTTTCGTATTTTGAAATTCTTGCATCAACCATTCTATTATCTGATGTACTTGAAGTAGGAACGTACCCCTTGTACAATTCATCTAATCTACCTTTAAGATATTGAATCTCTAATAATTTATTTAATTGGTTATTAGTCATTTTTATATTTATTTTAAATGGTCGTGGTTTATATAGTATTCACACTCATTATTTTTAATAGGAGATTCCATAAAAAAACTTTGTCTATGCTCATTTCTTTTTGCAGTAAACCTATAACAAGTAAATTTTGTTATACACCCCTCACCCTCGCACATTGTAATATCAGCCATAATTTTAATTAAAAAGATAAAGACCATAACCCACTAAAAGATTACAGTTTAATAAAACTAAATTCCATTGTTTAGCCAATGCAACTTGGGGTATTGATATAGCACCACCAATTAAATAAGTATAAACTCCAATATCATCAACATTTAAAAGATATGGAGATACCATTATAAAAGAAGTACCCATATATCCAAATCTATTTGCCAACCTTTCTAAAGGAGTTAATTGTCTTTGTTTAACAAGAAACCTTAAAAATTTTCTACTGTACTTTACCATCTGTATATAAATAATATAATTTAAGTAATCTCATATAATATGGCATTAAAATACTTTTATTCACTTTATTTTTTTCTTCAAAAATACTTATATGCGATTTATAAAACTTATCAAGATTAGTTATAGTTGTGCATTTATCAAGTTGTATTACATCATCTGTAAACACAATTTTATCAAAATAACTTTTAATTTTTTTTAGTGGAACTTTCTGCATCTAAAACTGATAAATTTTGTTGTAATTTTTGGATTGTTTTTTTTGTCTTTACTGTCAATGGAAGTTTTTTTAATACAAGAATTTTATGCATAATCTCTTGTGCTTTTAATTTTTTTTCTTGCCAATCCCACTCTCTACCACTATTTATCATATAAAAAGTATAAAAATTATATAAACAACATATCCATTCTTGATGGTAAAACTACTGTATAATTACATTCATCACAACACCTACCATCTTTAATAGGTTCTGCATTATGACCCTCTGACCATCCATTAGGTTGCACTTCTATTTCATTTTTACATATTACACATTCCATAATTTTAATTTTAAATTAATTCTATTTCTTTTATGGGTAACTTAAAACTTGAACGAACTTGGAATATATTGTAATCAAAACAATGAATATAGTTTTTAGTTATCTTTTTTATATTCATAAATCTCATTAAAGTTGAATCATCATCTTTTTTTACTGAATAATTACTGCCATATTTTCCTTTAAGGAAGCAATCTAATATATAAACATTTTCTTCAAATCTAAATCTAAAACTTTCATTCTCTTGAAGTAGGTTTATTTTGTTATCAAACTCTTTGTTTGAAGTTGTTACTTTTATAATTCCCATATTTTTGTTTTCTAATTTTTTACGATAGTTTTTTCTAAATCCTCTATCCTTTCTTTTAACTTGTCAATCTCATATTTTGCAATATGGTTATGTGCTTTTTCTTGAAAGCCTTTGTCTTTTAGATAAGCAATTAAAATTTCTCTTAACAAAGTAGAAGATGATTTCCCTTTTTTAAAGCATTGTTTTTCAAATTGTTCCTTTAAGGTTTTACTTATTCTTGTGCTTAAAGTATTGTTGTTATAATGCTCTGAATACTTTTTTAACTCGTGTAGAGGTAGTGGAGGTATATCAAATTCGTGTTTGATTATTTTTTTTCCTTGTTTCATATTTATTTACATTTATAATATCTAATCATACCAATATGAGCATCAAAATCTTCTGAAAGCACTCTTGCCATTGAAATACTAAAAGCATCATCATTAGATAATTTTTTATACCAATCATTTGGTAAATTTTCTTCTTTAATATAGATTGGTTTACGAAAATCGGGTTGTCCTACATTAAATCGAGGATAAACAACACCCGCTTGATAATCTAAATAAGCATCTATTGATTTTAATTCTGTTAATCTTCTGACATTATCCATATTTAAAATTTACTTGTATCATATTACCTGATTACAACACAAATATACAAAATTATCTTTAAAAACAAAAAATTATTCTATATTTTATCCCAAAGCGTTTTTAAGCTATTTAAGGGCTTCAAACCAATACGAGTGTATATTCACATTATCC